TCATACCGCCGCCTCGCCGCTCGCCGGGTCGGGGGAAGGGGTGGGCGCGGAGGCTTGGTCGGGCCGCTGCCAGAGGCTCAGCCGGCGCTCGTAACCGAGCATCAGCGGGTGCAGCGGATGTCCGTCCTGCGCCGTGCCGAGGCACCAAAGCGGGATGCTATTCGCCTCTGCGATGCCGGCGACTTCCATCCAGCGGCTGCGCAGCCAACGAGGCAACTTCGCGCACGGCCCCCAGGCGACGATCACCTTCTCGGCCCCGCGCATGATCGCGCGAAGGTAGTCCCCTCCGAACGGGCCGATGGGGTCAGCAGCGGTCCGCAGTTCTCGGATGTCCGTTGCCCGGAAAGCGAACAGGTTGCCGACCACGATGTCGCCGAACCCAAGGCGCTCGGAGAAGCCGATCACCTTCCGGATCGTCGCGTCATCCGTCTCGGCGTCGGCGGTCGACGGGTTGACCATGATCCAGGCCACGGTCGGCCCGGCCAAGAAGCCTCCGATGCTGCGCTCCAATCGGTAGCGGTACAGTCCGCAGGGTGAGATGACCGCGCTCATGCGTTCCCTCCGCTCAAGGGGTGGGGATTGGCTTCGGCGGGCTTCGGCACGTAGCGCTTGGCGGTCAGCAGCTTGCGGACAGCAGCCGAGTTGCGGACGATGGGGCGACCGCCATTTTCGAGGCGCCAGCGGCCCTCGGTGTCGGGCTCGGAGCCAAGGCGCTCCAGAACCTCGCAGGGCACGCCGAAGCGCTCCCACGGGCCGACGTAGGCGCCCCGGCTGGCGACGTACCGGCGCCGCGTGTGGTAGCCGGCCGAGCGGTCCAGTTCCTCGGCGGTGTACCGGCCGGCGTGCGACAGCGACCAGTTGTAGCCGCGGCTGTCTGGCCCCCAGAGCGTGATGTACGGCTGCCGGGTCCACCCCTTGCGGAAGTCGACGACGAAGAAGCGCTGATCGCTCATGCCGCGTCTCCACATGAACTCTGGGGATTGGCTTCGGCGACGCGACGGCGGGCGGTGAGGACCTTCATGCCCGACCTCCTGCGGACCGCCGGATCCGGTTACCCGCACTCCCGGCAGCCAGAACATCGGTGGCGGTGATAGCGGGGACGAAGAAGCCGAGCGCGCCCTTGCAAAACTGGAAGGGCAGCGGTCGGGCATCCCGCATCAGGATCCCGTAGCGTCCGACGAACCAATGACTGTCCGATGTTTCGACGCAGCCGGCGATCGTGGCCTCGCCGACGATGCCACCAGTCTCGAACACCTCCGGCAGGTCGAGGTGCAGCGGCAGACCCGTCACCGGATGGTGTCCAGTGCGCAGATCCCTCATTGCAAACTGGTCGACCTTCTTGCCCGCGTGGATGAGGACCGGGCCGCGGCGATTGCACCGCCAATCCCGGTTCTCAATGTCCTTGTGTCCGTTGACGATCAGCCAAGCCCAAGGCTGCTGGATAGAAAGGGCGCGGGGCTGCTCAGTCATTGTTGATGCTCCCCATAATCACTTCGATTGGCCAAGTTCATGACGGGGCCGGCCGAGCAGACGATCCGTCTCCTCTTCAAGGGCGCGCATATTCTCGTGGCTAAGCATGATGGTCGCGGCGAGATGGAAAGCCTCGGCCCAAGAGCGTTCTCCGGCAGAACGAACACGCTCGCGAACGTCTTTGAGCTTGCTCTCTTCGGCGTGGAGACTTCTGCCGAGATCGGCGACATCCAGCTCGTTCTTGCCGGCTTTCGCCTGATCCAATGCCTCTTTGATCTGCGTTATCACGTTGACTTGGTTGACGTACCAGTCGCGAGCATCGAGGTATTCAATCTCGACGCCGCGCAGCTCGGGCATCAGTAACGACGCCTTGGCGAAGGTTTGGATGCCGGCGCGCTTGGCGCCCTTGGTCAGGGAAAGGAATGGCATCTACTGCCCTCCCTCGTAGGTCGGACCGACTGGTCGATCTGCCTGATCCTGGTACTTGCCGTCGTATGGCCGCTCGGGCGGCGCCATCATCTGTTCGAAGACGATCTGAGCGATCGGATCTCCGGCCTGGATAGAAATCGGCAAGCGGCCGTGGTTGCTGACCTCAAGCGTGAGCCACCCGCGCCAGCCGGGCTCAATCACGGTGTTTTGGACAGCGATGCCACGTCGAGCCCACGTTGACTTGTCGGCGACGCGGCCGATCACGTCGTTCGGCATCCAGAAATGCTCGATCGAAGACAGCAGGGCGAACTGACCGTGAGCCAGCGTGACGCCCTGCTTGGTCCGGATGTCGTAGCCAGCGCAGGAGAGGCCGGCGGACATCCCATTGATCGGCGTGCGCTCAATGAAGGGCTCGACGACGTGCCGGCCGTCACCGACGCGCAGGTTCCTGATCATGAAGTCTGGCAGAATGCTCATGCCGCCCTCGCAGAGTTCTCAAATCCGCTGTCGGACCAGATCACCCCGCGCTCCGCAGCGAAGGCGTCGATGAGCGCAAGCAGGTCGCTGAACTCGGCCTTGCTCATGTCCGAGGTCCGCATACCGAGCGGGACGAAGGTGCCGGGATCGATGCCGGGCACGACGCGCGTCTTGCGGAGAGACGCGCTCAGCACGTCTTTCCAGTCTTCGCTGGACAGCTTCTGGCCGTACCAATCGACCTGCTTGGAAATATCGGCCAGCCGAGCCCACAGAAGAGCATTCGCGTCGAGAGACCGACGCGGTCCCTTGAACTCCACGCGCGTGCCCTCAGGAAGTCTCTGGATCCATTTGATGGCACGCTCGCGCACGGCGGCGTTCGCCAGGATGAGGAAGGCGCGGCCGGTCATGCTGTGACCTCGCTCTCAGGCACATCGCCGTAGAACTGCTTCGTCTCCCGCTCGTCGTTGAAGGTGGTGAAGGGCAGGAAGGCCCCTGCGTTGATGAGAAGAGCGCAAAACTCCGCATCGCACGCTTCTGGGTAAAGCCGCTTGTTCGGGACAAGCTGTTCAGCCGGCCAGAACTCATCGCGTCTATGATCCGACGATGAGAAGTCGGTGAACCACCCGCGTCCGTAAACGTACAGTTCGATGATCCCGCCACGCAGGAAAACATGCCAGGATCGTCTGTCACAATCGTAGCCCCATAAGAGGGTGCGATCTGATTGGTCCGTCAGCTTCGCGGCTGAGACCATCGGCACCACAGGGACAGCGTTTTGAAGGGCGTCGTACTGATCTCGTGTCACGCTGCGGCCTCCTCTGCTGCCTTGGCGAGAGCCTGCTTGATCCGCTGGCGAGAGACCTCATCGGCAGCGAGGTAGCCGGCGCGGAACGCTTCCAGGCTTTTGAGGTCGGCGAGCACTTCCGGCCGATGCGCCTGGGAGATTTCGTGGAGCATGTGCTCGACCGACATCGGGGCCGGGCGCTGCGCTTCGTCTTGATCAATCTCGGACTGGGCGCGGTCGCCGGGATCGCCACTGCGGGCCGGACGAGCGGTCTTAAACTCGTCGCTCTCTTCCTCGCTGTAGGTCAGCCCATGAAGGCCGGTCAGCTTCAGGATGAGGCGGTCACGGCCTCGCTTGAGAGCCATGGCGTACACATAGGCGGCCTGCTTCCCGCTGACGCGATAGTTCACGCCGATCAGCGCCTCGCCGATGTCCCAATCGACGCGCTCGCCCATCCGGGCTGTGCAGAGGATGACGGCCTCGTCGCGCTCGGCGCGCAGGATCGTCGGCGCATCGAAGCTGATGTTGGCGCGAGCGGCGACGCGCTCCAGCGCCTTGTGGTAGACGACCCAGACGCCGTGACAGTCCCAGACGACGCCTTTTTGGTCGTGCGGATCCTCGCCGTAGGTGCGCAGGATCTCGGCAATGCGGGGGTCAAGCTGCCTTGGCATTACGAGCCCTCCAGTTGCGAATGTGCATGCGCATGCATTCCCGGCACGCTCTCCAGCCGTTCGGGCGAGGTATTGTGTTTTCGGGAGTGAATTCGTGGCCGCGGATGCAGTGGGTCCGCATTGAGTTGCGGTCCATCAACGGGCTGCGGCGAAGGTTCTCAGCTCGCGTCACCGGCTCCAGGTGAGCCGGGTTGCAGCAGATCCTAGTCCGGCAGAGGTGATCTAGATCCCTTCCGTCCGGTATCGGGCCGACGAGAAGCTGGTAAGCAACGCGATGCGCCTTCTGCATTCGGCCTTCGTAAGCCAAGGATCCGTATGTTCCGGCAGACAGGCAGCCAGTCCAAAGCCAGCATCCGCTATTCGGCTCAAACGAAATTCTGTCGAAGAGCCGGTCCAACGCTGATCGATAGATCTGTCCTTTGGCGCGAGGCATCAGCGAGTCCTCACGGTAAGCACGGGGACAGGATTGCCCCACTCGGCTCCGGCGACCGGGCCTTCAGCGAGAGCAGCGGCGATGGCGGTCTTGCTCGGCTCGCGCTTGAAGACGCAGGCGTCGTCCGGCAGAGCGTCGGGGTCGGTGATGATGACCTTCGGCTTCCCGGTGCTGACGCTGGCGCTCAGGTCGGGGGCGTCCAGCTTCGTCAACCCAAGCTCGCCCATGGCCTCTAGAACCACGCTGCGAAGCCGCTCAGCCTTCTTGTCGAGCCGAGCGCGGCGTTCCCGCATCTCGGCGGCAATCTCGCCCAGGGCCTTGCTCTGAGCCTCTGTGTGACGGGCTGCGCGAAGTATGCGGCGCAGACGCTCCAGCACGTCGGTCTCCGAGGCCATCAGCTCGGCGAAATCGGGGTCGGTCTCGTCGATGCCAGCAGCGATGAGTTGAGCGGCGACCCGGCTGGCGGTCGCCATCTCGACGTGGAGCGGGACGCGAGTGGAAGCGGTCATCACGCGGCCTCCGCACGCTGGTCGATGCCGAGGAAATCCAGAGCCGCCCCGAAGCTCGCGAACGTGTTGCCGGTCGGGCTCAGCGGGCGAGGCAGGCCCGTGCAATCCGCGTCCGGAAAGGCTTCTGGATCGGGGATGATCGTCCACGGCTCGGCCGGGAACATCGGGATACCGAGCCAGGACTTGGCGGGCAGGGCGGGCGTCAGGATCGCCACCTTGCGATCACCGAAGTAGATCGCGTGGTAGTCGGGTTGGGTCTCTACGACGGTAAAGGCGCTCATGACTGCGCCCCCTTCTTGTTGCCATTCGGGAAGTTTTCTTTATCGAGGCCTTCGTTCCTCCGCTTTGCAGCCATGGCGCCGGCCGTTGTCAGCCAGAACAGGTCATCGCCTCCGAAAGGCAGCGTCTTGCCAGCACGCCTCTGGGCGAACCCGGCATCGACCATGGCCAGCCAGTGGTCGTAGTCAGCGCCGCCTGGGCCAGTGACGAACCTGTTGCGGTAAGAGCGGTTGTTACGGTTCGGCAGGCCGAGGGCGTGCCGGGCCAGTTCGCGCTGCTCTGGCGTCATCTCGCGAGCGATGGAGGCGGCTTCGCTCATCAGAACGCCTCCGCGCTCTGGACAGCCGGCAGACGGCTATCGGGGACAGGACGTGAAGGGCGAAGACGGGCTGCCAGAGGAAGGCGAGCCAGCGGCGCCGGAACGCGCTGCCGGTAGGCGTCACGAATGGCGTCGGCATCCAGGCCGGCGGTCTTGAGAGCCGAGGCGAGGCCGTTGCACGTCAGATCGACGGTGCCGGTGGTGTGGCCGGGCTTACCGGCCGCCACGTCGTCCATCATGCGAAGCACGTTGTCGAAGTGATCGCGGATGATGTCGCGGGAACGAAGGATGTCGCTGCGGTCAATCATGTCAGCCTCCAACGAGGATCAGAAAAAGCGTGCTGGCGATGCCACCGAGGCCGCCGAGAAACATGAGGACGCAGCAGAGGATCGCCGCATCGTCTAAGTCGAAGCCGGGATCGTCTTCCGGCGTGTCGAGATCTGCTGTGACAGGCTCGGCCATGATGGCGGGAACTTCAGTTGCGAGTAGGGAAGGCGTCGCCGAACCACTTGTCCGGCTTGCGAGCGCCGTTCTGTTTCGGGGCTTTTGCGAAGCCAGCGGACTGGATCTTCCGCTTCGGGGCGACGAGGCCCAGGTTTCGGGCCTTCCGGCGCTTCGCCTCAGCGATCTTGGCAATGTCGCCTTCATCACCGAAGGTCTTGGCGTAGGCGCAAGTCGCGTGGACGAGCGCCCGGTTACTGTCATCGTTCGAGCCACCGAGACCGAGCGCGGTCATATGCTCGTCGATGAGCTTCTGACCGGGGACCATAGGATCCTGACAGAGCGGGCAGATGCCTCCTTGGCGCTCGTGCATGGCGAGCTTCTTGGAGGCGCTGGAGCCCTTGCGCGGGGTCGTCGCAACGAAGGCCATAGCTAGGCCGCCCTCGCGATCTCAGCGAGGATCACAGCGGCTTCGGCCTGGATCTCAGCCTCGATGCGCCGGGTCTCTTCGGCTTCGATCTCAGCTTGCTCAGCAGCGTCGGCTTCGGCTTGAGCCTCATCCTCATCAAGGAAAGCGTGAGCATGCCCGTATGCATCGCCCTCGCAGTCGAAGGCATCCGTCAGGCGGAATGGGCCTTTGAAGACCGCATAGCCGCGAGCGAACTCGGAGACAGCATAGGGGGCGATGTCGAAGAGGCCGCGCATGGCTCAAGCCTCCTCGTTGAGGAAGCGAGCAACCGCCGGAACGGTCGGCAGCAGGTAGAACAGAGCGCCGGTCAGAAAGGCTGCGGCGCCGAAGATGGGAACGATAACGGGGGCCATCGGGTCGCTCCTTGGGAACGACTCGACATTGCTACTTTCGCAACATCAGCGCAAGGGGGTAGTTGCGATTTTCGCTAGAATTCTGTCGCGGGGGACACGAAGTCCAGAACGAAGGCCGTCACCATCGTGACCTCGCCGTCGTGCTCGCCGATCTGAAGGGGCTCCTGGAAGCGCGCGTCGTCGCTGTCGGGCCACAGCTCGAACACGCCATCGGCTCGACGGCGCATCTGCTTAACCGTGGTCTCAATCAGATCGCCTCGCCTGCGCATGGCAATGACCCAATCCCCATCGCGCGGTCCGCGTGGTGCGGCGTCGAGCTTCAAGGTCACGACCTTAGCCCCGTCCTTCGCCCGGCGGTTGACGCTCTCGCCTCGGATCACCAGCGCTTCAAGCGCCTCCGGAGGCCACCGACCGTCATATGAGTAGGGGAACGAATAGGGCACAAAGTCATCATAGGCCGGTTCGTGCCAGACGCCAGCGGCAACCTCACCCACAACTTGTATGGTGACAACCTGTGGAGAACCCGCCGCCTTCGCGCTTGGCGGGTCAATCCCGAGGGCGTCAGCTATCTGAACCGCCTCTTCAAAGCTCAGCTTGCGACGGTTCTTCAGCACCTTGGACAGCACGTCGGCGGTGATGCCTGTCCGACGTGAAATCTCGGCCGGCTTCACCCCGGTCGTTTGCAGCGCCTTTTTATACCAAGCCAACAGCATAGCGCCATTAAGCGCTAGCCTGGGCGTATGTCTCTCGCTGAGATCGCGAAGGGCACAGGCGATCATATCGCGAAAATCGCTCCTGACCCCTTGCATGAAGTTGCGATAATCGCTATTCGAACTGGGTGAGCAAGCTTCAGCCAGCCTACGGCATCATCAAGGACCTCGGGGGATCTACCGAGGTAGCAGCGGCGCTCGGCATTGACCGAAGCGCGGTCTGGCGTTGGACGCAGCCGAAAGCCAAGGGCGGCACGAACGGGACGGTTCCTCACTGGTACGTCGCCCGGCTGCTGGAATTTGCTCGCGACAAGGACAAGCCGCTGACCGCCGCGCGCTTTGCGCCCGTCGTGAATGTCCCGGCTTCGCCTGCCCACTCCGATATGCGCGAGGCCGTGTAGATGACTACGCTCGTCACCCTACCGTTTGTTGCGTCCGCCGCCGCACTGGCTGGCACCATCGTCGGCTTTCGCACCGTGGTGCCGATGGTCGCCGTGACCTTCGTGGCTGCTGCCGCGTGGGTTCTGGCATGAGTGCCCCCCGCAAGCTCCGCGGCTGGCAGGACGCCTGCCTCAAGGTCCTTACGGACGGTTGTTGGCCGAAGAAGCGCCGCGGCCTCGTGACCGCCACTCCAGGGGCCGGCAAGACGACACTTGCGCTCACCTTTGCGCAGGATCGTATCCGCGCCAGCGAGATCGACCATATCCATGTGGTCGCGCCGACTAAGGCGCTGCGCCGTCACTGGCAGGACTGCGCCCGTGAATTCGGCATCAATCTGACCCGTCGCAATAACGCCAAGATGCGGCTGGCCGACCTTCCGTTCGATGTCGGCGGCGTTGTCACGACCTACGCTGCTGTTGGCCGGGAGCCTGACGCGCACTTTGCCGCTATTGAGGGCAAGCGGGCCTTGGTCATCCTTGATGAGGTCCACCATGCCGGCGACCGCCGCTCTTGGGGCGACGGTATCAAAGAAGCGTTTGAAGGCGCGCGGTTCGTCCTGTCGCTCTCGGGCACGCCGTTTCGGAACGACGACACGACCATCAGTTTCCTTGAGTACGGGCCGGGCGGTACGACCGTTGCGGATTATCCCTACCTCTACGCTGATGCGATCCGGGACGACGTCTGCCGCCCGGTGATCTTTAAGCCCTACAACGCGCTGGTTGAGTACAAGGCCAAGGGCGAGCAGTTCCAGAGCACCTTCTCCGACACGATGCCCGACACGCAGATGTCGAGCCTCCTTCGGCATGCGCTTCACCCAGAAGCCGGGCTGGTCGAGCAGATGGTGCGGGACGCCGACGACGAGTTGTCGGCGATCCGGTCGCGTGGCCCGCGCTGGCAGGACGCCGGCGGGCTCTTGGTCGCGATGAGCCAAGCCCACGCTTTTGAGTGTGCGAAGGTCATCCGGGAAGTGACGGGCGAAGAGCCCACCGTGGTCGTGTCCGACATGGAGACGGCTGAGGATGACCTGAACGCCTTCAAGTGCGGGATGGGCCGTTGGATCGTTGCCGTCCGCATGGTTTCTGAAGGAGTGGATATCCCGAGGCTGATGGTCTCGGTCTACGCCACCAACGTCATCTCCACTCTTTTCTTCCGCCAGTTTGTCGGCCGAACTGTGCGGGTTCGTCATCGCGGCGCGGAGGAGGTGTCCTCGATCTTCCTTCCGGCCGACGAGCGGCTGTGCGCCGAGGCTTCGGCCATTGAGGAGGACGTGAAGCGCTTCCTGAAGGACGCGCCGCCGAACCTTTACCGGGCAGTGCGCGCTGAGGCGGATCGCGCCGAGCGCCGGCTCTACGACGTGGTCCCCAAGATCACGGACATTGAGGCGGGCGAGTGCACCTTCCGCGGCGAGCGCTTCACTGACGCCGAACTCTATTCCGCGAACGCGGTCCGGCACCTGTTCCCAATGGGGGAACGGCTCGACCCGGCGCAGATCGCCTGGACGCTGCGGCGGCTTCAAGGGGACGCTCGCTAAATGGCCGCCGGCAGCAACGTGGAGCGTTTGAAGCTCCCGACCGCCGAAGAGGCGTTGATCTACAAGCGCACGACCGCCACGGACAACACGTACAGCGTGATCCGTGACGGCGGCCAGAGCCTCAAGATGCTGCCGCACTGCCTGCTGCGCGCTTTCGAATGCGAGGCATGGAAGGAGCGGCGCACGCCCAACGGAGCTACCGTTGAGAACCGTGATTTCCTTGATTGGGTGACCGCCACCTACCCGAAGGGTCTTGGCGCCACTCCTGAAGTTGTTGAAGCGATACTGACCAGCTCCCGCGATGTCGCAGAGGCACAGCAAGCCCGGCTGCTCTGGGATCGAGCCGTTCGCAGAGACGACGGCCGTCCCGTCTGCGACGAAACCGTGGACAATGTACACAGTTTGGAGAGGCCAGCAGGTAACAGCGCTGCGGCCGGCATGCGCAAGCTCGATAAAGCTGCTGAGTCCGGCAACAGCATAGCGGCTCAAGCCCTGCAAGCCGTCATGGAGGGTCGCCAGTCGGTTCACGGCGCCTGTGTCGAAGCCGGGCTCCGTAAGTCCACCAAGGTCGACCCAGACGTTCGCGACCGCGCTGCCGCGCAGATCGCCGACATCCTGCTGAGTAATCTCGGTGATGACGCGGTCATGACCGTGCGGGCGAACCTGTCGGCCACGACGACGAAGGCCATCGCCATCGCCATCGCGAACCTTGCCGGCGAGTGCATCATGGACCGGAGGCGCGGCTAGATGGCCGCTCCCTCTCACCAGATCCGGCCCCCAGCGGCCGGTAGCAGCGCCGAGGTGTTCTGGACCGGGGCTATCCCGATCGAGCCTCAGAGCCTGCGAAATGCCCAGGCGGGTCATGCCCGAGAGATCGGCGGATCCGTCTGGGCGCCTCATTCGGCCGCTCGCTCATGAGCGCCGCCGTCCGTCTCCCAAAGGCTGATCTGGTGATCCAGTCCGAGGTCGATCCCTCGGATGTCATCACGGCCTCTGTCACCGCCTACGGCCGGCACATGCGGATCAGCTTGTTCCGCGACATGCGCCTGGGCCTCGGGATGAACCTCAAGCGCTCGCAGATCACGGCTCTGATTGAGGGCCTTTCCGATCTGCACGCGAACATGCCTCCGGAGGCTTAGATGGCTGGCGGCGCTCCGCTTCCCGTTCGTGAATATGCGTCCGCTGAAGAGATGCGGCGCCATGCTGCCGAGGTCCGTGCCCGGCTGTTCTCGATGCCGCCCCCGCAGGTTCGCATCGCGGTAAAGTCGGCCACTGCGAAGCGCTGGACGCAACCGAAGGTACAAGAGGTGCGCTTCATCTCTCCTGAGGCCGCTCGCTTTCGCCGCGTCAAGAAAAACACGCCGCATCCGATGGTCAGGCTGCTGTCTCGCGTTGCCCGCGCTACCGGCGTCTCCGTCACGGACATCAGATCGGACCGCCGGCAAGCCGATGTCATCAAGGCTCGCCACATTCTTTACTACGTCGCTCGGACCCTCACCACCTACAGCCTGCCGGAGATCGGCAGACGGTCGGGCGGGAAGGATCACACTTCTGTTCTGCACGGTGTACGCCGTGTTCAGGCGGTCGTGGATCGCCTGAATATCCAGTTGCCCAAAAGCCGCGTGGCGATGGCCAAGGTGCTTTGGGAAGCCGATTGGACGGCGGGGGCCAAATGATCCCTTCGCCATCATTTTCCATCCTCTTTGCGATTGGACGGGTTGCAGCCCGGACGCTCGCTCACATGCGGACGGTCGTGGACCTTGCAGGGTCTGTACGCACGCCCGCTCTCTCGAACCGCACATTCATGGTCCAGCCCGGTCCATGCGCGGTGATCGTAGTCGCGTCGAACTACCCCCTTCCTATCGAGATCAGCCATCGCGGCACCTCCTGCGTCGAAGTCACTTCGACCACGGATGGATCGCAGCGATGCTTCACCAGCAGTGCAGAAAACCTACACAGGAGCCGCGGGCGATGAGCGCCGTACCTCTGTGCAAAGCCTACACGCGCCGCCTCGTTGAGGCTGAAGCGCGGTCGACTGGTGCACCGGTCAAAGACTGCATCCGCGCCGTAGCCCGGCGCCTGCGCGAGCCCCACGGCTCCATTCTCGCGCTGATGTACCGTGAGCCCAAAGATGTGCGCTCCCGTCTTGTGAGAACACTCGGCGAGGAAGTCGCGCGCGTCATCTCTGGGGAGATTGCGAGCCTTGAAAATGAGCTTTTGGCAGTCCGTCTGGGCGCTGCTGTCCGTTCTCCCGGCGAGATGGAGGAGATTGAGGAGGACTTGGCGGCGCTGAGGCGCCGGGTCGCGAAGCTGCGGGGAGAGGGCTGATGCCTAACGCCCGCGGCGAGATCACTAATCACGACGTTCGCCGGATGCGCGAGCTTCACAGCCAGAACGTCTCACAGCGGCGCATTGCTGAGATGCTTGGCGTCAACCTGAGCACGGTCGAGCGCTACACCGGCCGTCACGAGATGTACGGCCGCGCGCATCGGTATGCGGCCTTTGTCGAGAAAGCGGCCCGGCTCGGTGCGCCGCTCCTCGTCCCGCCGACACCCTTCTAACCCTCACAGCACGAGGCCCCATGCCTACGGCGTCGATAGCAATGCAGATCCAGTCGGCTCGGAAGCGCCGCGTCTCTCGCGACGTCGAGGGTCCGGTGCATCGCGACGTCCTGCGCTACCTGCGTCTGTCGCTGCCGCACGGCTTCGTCATCCAGCACACGCCGAACAAGCCCCGCTCCGCAATTCAGGGAACTCGCGAGAAGGGCCTTGGCGCGATCAAGGGGTGGCCTGACCTCGCTGTGTACGGCCCTGGTCCTGACGGCCCTGGCGTTTGGTTCGCAGAGATCAAGGCGCCCGGCGGTCATGTCTCGCCGGAGCAGCGCGAGGTTCACGAACGGCTGATGGACTGCGGCTTTGCTGTCCGCATCGTCCGCTCGGTCGATGACATGCGCAAGGCCGTCCGTGACTGGCGCCTTCCCACCAACGACATGCTGATCCGTGACACGTCGGGGAGGACGGCATGACCATCCTCGCGCGCACTGCTGATTATCTCGTCGAGTTCGAGGCCGGCTACCTGTCGATCTCTCGATACAGCGACGGCCATTGCAAGGCCTGGAAGCGCGCCGGCCTCGCTGGCGATTTTCGCGCCTGCCTTGAGACCAGCACGCGAGAGCGCGCTGTCGAAGTCTACCTCCGGCTCATGCGCAAAGCCCCTTGGGAGCCTCTGTACAAGCCGCATCGCATGCCTGGTGCCGACCCCGAGTGGGACGCGGAGACCGGTAGCGATGAGGTCCTGGCGCAGCTCGATGCTGCCGCCGTCAGACGAGAGACCCGCAACATCAGCAGAAAGGAAGCGGCATGAGCAAGCCCAAGCGCAAGGCGGATGAGCCGAAGCCGCTTCCGAAGCGCGTCATCCGCGTGATTGATCGGCTGAAGGCCGGCGAGATGCTGTGCCGAGGATACCGGCCCCGCGCCATCGGCGAGACCGACGAAGTGATGATATGGTGGTTCGAGCCGAGCGGGTCAGAGTGTGGCCCGGTTTCGGCTCGGCAGGCTGTCGAGAGCGGCCAGATCATCCCCTGCGATGCGGGCCTCTTCGGCGACGGGAACGCCCAGAGCTACGTGGCGCCCTCGGTTTCCACATGAAGCCAGCGCCGGACCCGACAAGGCCAGGGCCGGCAGGCTTGTTCCTCCGCACGGACAACCTGTCTCCCATCGGCTGGCAGCAAGAGCACGCAGCCCGCGCCCGTCTTGAGCGCTGGTGCTCTGAATGCGGACAGAGCGCCTGCTACGGCTTCGGCGTCAGCCTGAAGGACGACGGCGTGTGGAGCTGTTCGGACCCTGACTGCATGGCTGAGGCTAAGACGAAGGCCCGCGAGCGCGACGGCCCGTCTCCTCCCGTCAAGCCCAGCAACGCTGAAGCGATATCAGATCTTTTTGGAGAAGCCGCATGAGCATACCGGCAGACGTCCTGCGGGCCATGCGCGCCGCTGGGGCTTCAGCGGAAGCCATCATCGCGGCTGTTGAGGCCGACCAAGCGCTGGAGGCTGCTCGTCTTGCTGAGCGCCGTGCGAAGGCTGCTGCGAAGAAGCGCCGGCAGCGAGCCGAGGTTGAGCTTCGGCCATTCGATGTCCCGGGGACAATCGGGGACATTAAGGGACACGAGGGGACGAACGGGGACAACGAGGGACAGTCCGGGACGGCAGGGGACATCGAGCCCGCCGCCGGCAAAGAAGGTCCCCAGACCCCTAAAGAAACTACACTCACAGAAAATACCCCCTCGGACCCTAAAGGGTCCTCTGCCCCCAAGGGGGCCGACCGACGTCGGGGGCACCGCATCCCGGATGGTTTCGAGCACACTCCGGAAGCCCGTCAGGTCGCTGCGGATTTCGGATTTGTCGGCGAGGCAGCCGACGAGGTGTTGGCCGAGTTCGCCGACTACTGGCGCCCTCTGCCCGGCCTGAAAGCAACCAAGCTCGATTGGATCGGAACGCTTCGCAACCGACTCCGGGAGGTAGCCCGGCAGCGGGCGCGAACACCGCCCCGAGGGCCCAACGGCGGCGCTTCGCAGATGCCGCCTCGCCGCCGTTCGACCAACGGCTTTTTCGATCTGATCCGCGACGACGACTTCGGAGGTTCGGATGACCAGCATTCAAGCGCACACCGCTCACACCTCCGTATCGCCGCCGGAGGCCGCCACTAGGCCGCTGTTGGACCTTGTAAGCCGGTTCACTAACCGCCTGGAAGACGGGGACCGTCCCGGGCACAAAATCATCAGCGTCGGCTTGGCTCCCCGCGACGACGAGCGCTTGGTGCTTGAGCGCCGGAAGCGCCACCTTCTGGATAGCCTTGTGCCGCCTCAGACCGATGACGAGCGAAGGACGCTAGCGAAGGTTGTTGCCGCACTGCTCGGTTCGTTCCCTACTTACGGGGCCGACCGCGAAGATGCGCGCGCATCTGTCGGCCTGATCTGTCGCGCGCTGGACGACGTGCCCGTCTGGTCCGTGCAGAAGGCTGCGGAGCACTTTATCAAAGGAGGCACGAAGATTTCGTGGAACTGCGAGCGCGCACCAACGCCACCGCAGATCCGCTCAGAAGCAAAGCTAATTGTCCTCGACGTCGAGACCGAGCTTCATCGCCTGTCTCAGGTGCTCGACGCCGAACTGGTCGACAACACGACGACGGAAGACGAGCGCGCTGCTGCCCTCGCGCATTGGGCGCAGCTCCGCGCAGGCATCGCCTCGGCGAACGTCCTCAGCGAGCGCACCGACGACGAGATCAGCCGCGAGCGTGCCGAGATGCAGCGCGCCAACCAGCGTCTTCGAGCCAGAGAAGCGGAAGCCAAAGCGAAATCCACTCAGACGGATGAGGTGAGAGCGTGAGCACGACGTACCGTTGGCTGATCGAGAAAGCCTCCAGCCCCGTGAGCGCCCCGCTCTACCTCACGAATGTCGCCGGTATTGACCAGACAACGTTCCGGCCGCGGGCTGACAAGGCCATGCACTTCGCTAGCGAAGACGCGGCCATGCGCTACGCCGCGCTGTTTTTTAAACTCGGCTACGTTCGAGTCGCTGAGCATGCTTTCGAGATGGAGAGCGCTGCGTGAAGGGCAAGCATCCCTCCGGCCGCCCCATCCGCAAGCCCGAGAAGCGCGACTACTCCATGATCGCGCATCGATATGTGGGCTTCCGCTGCCCCCGGCTGAACGAGCCTCCGATCCCTCGGATCACATCCGCCACCGACATCCATGCCGTTGGCTTCATTGACCATCGTGCCGGCTATCTGCCCGGCTGGGAAGACAGTGCGAAGGGCGGAAAGCGATGAGCAAGCGACGCGGTAACTCGACCCGCTTCACCACCGATGAGGCGAAGCAGATCAATCCCGATCTGACCTGGGTGGTCGTTCAATGCAAGCCGATGCGTGACGGCAAGGCCTCTGATCGCATGCGGGATCAAGGCGTCGAGGACGTCTGGACGCCGGAGTACCGCGTCACCATCGTGCGCCGCGGCAAGAAGACCGAGATCGTGCGCCGGTTCTTTGCCTCATACCTGTTCGTCGGCCTTGGCAAGGACAGGAACGGCGAGGTCGCCTATGGCCCGATCTATGACCGAGAGTTTCTGCTAGGCGCACTCGGCAAGGACGGGCCTACGCATTTCCCGGCGAGCCTTCTACAGCACCTTGCAGACCGTTTGTCAGGTCAGGACAAGGACGAGACCGAGCGCGGACGCCGCCGAGAGGCTGCCGCGAAGATCGAACTCGGCGCCTTCTACCGTGCGACCAAAGGACCGTTCGCCAGCTTCATGGCGGAAGTGACGGCTATCCTTGAGTGCGGGACCATTCGGGCGGATGTCGATATCTTCGGCCGTATGACACCTGTAGAATTTGAGCCGGAATGGCTTGGCGCTGCCTAAAACAACTTGACTTGCGGCCTCGCGTATGCATATGGATTCGTACGGACGACTGGATGTGAGCTGCGCTCGTATTGGGTGTGCCTGCCAACCCGGCCCTCGTGTGAGGGCGCATTGGGAAGTCGTCTCCAAATTCCGCCCTTGAGCGCCGAGCGCTCGGGCAATCAGTTCTATGCAGCGGCGCTGAAGGAAGCGTACAAGCCCCTGGCGCTATAACGGGATTAAGTTGCCCGCTCTGGCGATAGCGTGCCGCCTGTCCAGGCAAAATGGCGGCTAGCCGGTATCAAGCCCGGCCTGCATCGAAGCCTTCAGCCGGTAGCCTCTCATGCCCGAGACCATCCCGGCCGACATCACGGCGGCGATCAGGAATTTTCATTCTGCGGCCCGTAGAGAGGGCGCGCTTGGAATTGGCTCCCAAGCCTCAGCCGAGGCCGAGAAAGCCGCCAGTGAAGCCCGTAATCGATTGGAGCGGGCAATTGCGAGCCACCTCCGCGGCTATGTCGGATTGAAGGCCGCGATGGACGCCATCACGAGCGGCGCCGCCTGACAGTGGACTTCGACGACCTCTCCGACATCCGGCTTGACCGTGATCCCGACGACCTCCTCCCAGAAGACTGGGATGAGGTAGCGGACAGTGAGATCGAGCTAGCCGGGTTTCGTCGCCGGTTTCGACCTGATGACGGGAGCGGCGCCTAGTCGATAGCTAGCCTGACGCCGGGGCCTCCGCTGCGGGTATCGCCCTCGCCGAGGAATATGACGCCGTGCTTCGTGAAGGCGTCCTCTACCCGATTGATTGACGAGCGGCGAGGGTCGCCGGTCTCGTTCTCAAGATCGTTCAGGGTAGCGCGCGAGATGCCAGCCTCCTTGCAGAGGTCGGCCTGGCTCCAAGCCAGCAAGGCCCTCGCCGCTCTGATCTGACGCCCGTTCATGGGCTGAGTGCTGTAGCCAGAGAGAAGCATTTCGGCAATCGGGGCAGACAAAATGTCTGTTATCGGTTGCATCGTCTCCGATAAGATGCATAATGTCAATTACGGGAGCCAAACGGCTTGCCGTAAGACGCATGCAGGAGACGACGCATGGCAGCCAAAGAGGCTCAAGCACCAAGTCTCGCATCTGCGCTCTCGCAGAAGCCCAAGTTCAAGACGTTCTCGGTGTGGCTCGTCGGCGACACCCCACTCATCACGCACGCTTGGTCGCAGAAAGCCAAGCTGGAGATGCTTCAGAAGCAGGTCGGAGCCACAAAAGGCGGCAAGGAAAAGCGCGACCCGGAAGCGGACTTCGTTTCGTCGCTTTACGACATGGGTGACGGGCAGTACGGCTTCCCAGCTACGGGCATCAAAAACTGCATCCTGTCGGCCGCGCATAAGGACAAGGGTGTCCCGCGTAGCATGGTGCAGACTGCCTTATGGCTGAACGCCGACATGACGCGCGTGATGCCGGCGCTTGCCGGTGCGATCTGCGACATGCCGCTCGTTCGCATTTACGGTTCAAAGCCTGAGATGCGTGAGGACATGGTCAAGGTCGGAAGCGGCCTTAACAAGGTGGCGTCTCTCGCTTACCGGGCTCAGTTCACGGTGTGGGGCATCCGGTTCACCGGCCGTTTCAACTCAAGCGTCCTGCAAGCCGATCAGATTGCCTTCCTGATCGCGGAGGCGGGTGTCGCTTACGGACTCGGGGAGTGGCGGAACGAGCGGAAGGGCATGTTCGGCGCTTTTCACTTGGCAGAGGCTGAGGAAGAGAAGGGCTGGGACGCCTACGCCGCCGGTAAGGGGCCGATGCCTCTGCCCGCTGCCTACCAAATGGCTGCGGAGTAGCGGCCATGCCTAGAATTAACATCTACGTTGCTGATGATCTTCATCAGCGAATGCGCAAGCACTCGTCCGTTAACTGGTCTAAGGTCGCACATCGAGCCTTTGCATCTGCTGTCTTGAAGGCCGAGACCGGAAGGGATTGGCTGTTCGTTGCAAGTGATGCCAGAAGGAGTGCGTCATGATCCGGTACGTTTTCAAGGAAGACGAGCCCGTCCGCATCAAGTCTGCCGCTAGCGCGGATCCGCAGAAGATCGGCGAGGCGTTACAGTATATCGCGGATCAGCACGGCAATCGGCTGACGCCAAAGGCTATCGTTGAGGCGGCCAGGGCAGAAGAAAGCCCGCTGCATCCGCACTTCGAATGGAATGATGTGGTCGCCGCCGATAAGTACCGGCGGACCCAGGCCCAAGACCTTGTCCGTATCGTCTGCCGTGACGAGCCGGGCGAGAAGGAGCCGCGTCCGCGGGCGTTCCTGTCTGTGCAGGATGAGGCTGGGGTGGCTTATCGTTCGCTCGACACGGTGCGTAAGAGCGAGCCATTTCAGGAGGCTTTGCTCGCATCTGCAGAGCGCGACCTTGAGGCGTTCCAGAAGCGGTACAGGTCGCTGACTGACATCTGCGATGTTATTCAGGCCGCTCGCGAGAAGATCAAGCATCGCCGGGTGCCGGCTAACACTGAAAGCCGCGCCGCTGCTTAGCAGTGCGGTGAGAGCCAAGGCAGGAAGAGCCAGTTGTGTAATGGCAAGGCTTGTCGCGGCGCGCCGCTGACTAGCTAAGCAGGAAGGTCATCGCGTGTGACGGCTGGGCTTCTTGGGTAGAGGCAGAGCGCGGATTAGCCGGAAGAGTTTTGCAAAGCGAGTCTGGTTTCTTCGTGTCACACCATTGTGCGGACCGGTAAAGCAAGTCCGGACAGGAAAGGCGCGTTACGGCTCTGCTCGGTTAAGCAATACGCGGGCCGGACAGCGGGTCGTAGTACGTAAGGCAGGCATAGCTGGTCTGGTACGAGATCAGAGTGTCAGATTAGATCGTAGCGGTTCTGGGCGTGGCGCGGCTTGGCCGTGCAGTCTCGGACCATAATCAAGAAAGCACGGCTGATCGCTGAAAAGTGGTCAGCCGTGTTTCTATGAGGGTAGCATGCGCGATCCGTTCCCGACTGCGCCCGTCCTTCATCTCTCTGCGCCGCGTGCCGCGACTTCGCCGCGCGCAAATTCTGACCGCCAGCATTTGGCTCAGCGTGAGCGGGCCGGTCTGAGGATACGGTTCACTGTCGCTCAGCCCGTTGAGTTGCCGGCTAGCCATGCTGCCGTTGACCAGTGGACCGTCCGACACAGCGTCGGCGCCGCCATCATCCGCCTCAACACCCTCGCCCGTGCTGACGGCTTCCTCGCCCAGCGCATTGACCAGATCTGAATCGCTAGGAGCCCTCTATGTCGCAGGACGCCCACAAGGCCGTTCTCTCGCGCCTCTGCTCCTCCGTTAAGGATCAGCACGCCAAGGGCCTCGCCCTTCTCGCCGAAGCCAACGCCGCCCCCGACATGGGCACGGTCAAGGAGAAGCTGGCCGCCGCTCTCCCGCTTCTGTCCGACACCGGCACGGCTATGGACGCCATCGTCCAGACTGCCACCGTCATGTCGACGGGTGAGATGCCCGTAAAGGACGCTGAGACGCCCGCTGAGGCCGATCCAGCGCCCGCCGCTATCTCCACGTCGGCCGAAGCCGCTGCGGCCGCTCCTGCCTCGTCCAGCAACTCGCCGGCTGCGACCGAGAGTGCGGGCGACTACGTCCCGGCTGATGGCGACGCCTCCTCCGAAGACGCGGCTGCGACTAAGCGCAAGCGCTGACTATCGCGAAGCCTCGGTGCAGAGGTGTCGCGTTAAAGTAACAGCCAAAAACGATGGCAGGTAATCCCAACATCCCTCCCGGTCCTGGTCGCCCCAAGGGCTCGGTCAACAAGACGACCGCCCTGCTCAAGGATGCGATCCTGAAGGCTGCTCAGACGGCCGGCGGTGGCGGTGAGGACGGGATTGCCAACTACCTCGCAGACCGCGCCATCGACACGCCTGGACCGTTCCTAGCGCTGCTCGGCAAGGTGTTGCCCATGCAGGTGACCGGCGAGGACGGTGGCGCCATCAAGTCTGACAACACCCTGCGCCTCGTCTTCATGAAGCCAGGTGACCGCAGTGCCGACGACGATCACGGCGCCTGACGCGTTTCAATTTCTGTACGAGGGCGAGGCTCGATACCGGGCAGCCTACGGAGGCCGGGGATCGGCCAAATCCCACAGTTTCGCGCAGGCCTTGGTGATCAAGGCGGCGATGGAGCCCAAGCGCATCCTGTGCTGCCGTGAAATCCAGAACTCGATCCGAGACTCGGTTCAGCGCCTGCTGCTCGACAAGATCGAGGAATGCGGGCTTTCGGATTTCTTCACCGCCGTCGAGAGCGAGATCCGCGGAGCCAATGGCTCGCTGTTCATGTTCTCTGGGCTTCGGACCAACCCTGACAGCGTCAAATCGAAAGAGGGCTTCGACTACGCCTGGATCGAGGAGGCGGCCACCGTCTCACAGCGGTCCCTGGACATCCTGATCCCGACCCTGCGCAAGCCGGGCTCCGAGATCTGGGTGACGTGGAACCCTCGTCTGCAGAAAGATCCAATCGACGCACTCCTGCGTGGCCCGGAGCCTCCGCCGAGATCTATCGTCCGCCGGGTCAATTACGACGACAACCCGTGGTTCCCCGACGTTCTCCGCGAGGAGATGGACTACGACCGGCGGCGCGACCCTGATAAGTACGCGCACATCTGGCTCGGCGAGTACCAGCGCAACAGCGAGGCCCGGGTCTTCCGCAATTGGCGAGTTGAGGCGTTCGACACCCCGACTGATGCGCGGTTCTACTACGGGGCGGACTGGGGCTTCAGCGTAGACCCGACCACGTTGGTCCGGTGCTTCACCGAGGGGCGCACGCTCTACGTCGACCGTGAGGTCTACAAGGTCGGATGCGAAATTGATCGCACCCCAGACCTGTTCGACACGATGGACGATGGGCAGGCCCGCAAGTGGCCGATCCGAGCCGACAGCGCTCGGCCCGAGACGATCTCGTACATGCAGCGGCACGGCTATCCCAAGCTGGTGCCAGCGACGAAGGGGCAGGGGTCGGTAGAGGACGGGATCGAGTTCCTGAAATCCTACGACATCGTGGTGCATCCGAACTGTCGGCACACCATCGATGAGCTGACCCTGTACGCCTACAAGACCGACCCGCTCACAGGCGAGGTGCTGCCCGTGCTTGCGGACAAGAAGAACCACGTCATCGACGCCCTGCGGTACGCCGTGGAGCTGCTGCGCGGAAAGCCTCCGCTCCGTGTGAGCAAGGACGCCGTCATGCAGTCGGCGGCGCCGCGTCTTCGTGTTGGCCGCTTCTGATGCCGACGTCCCGCCAGCGGCGTTCGGCCGTCCAGTCTCGGCAGGTTGAGGCCAAGCCGCCAACCCCAAAGGTCAGTCAGCTCGCCGTAGCCCGGTCCAAGTTGCGGCCCGAGAAGGTCGCGGTTAATCCATTTGACATCGCCAACCTCGGCGCGTTGTTCCCGAAGGTCCGCGGTCAGGCCCCTGACGCGGGGATCGCGCAAGACGCTGCGCTGCCCGAACTGTCATCCTGGGCGGTTGCGGGCTATCAGCAGTACGCCGCAAGCGAAGGCGTCACCTTCCTTGGGTACCCCTATCTAGCCTCATTGGCGCAGCGGGCCGAGTACCGCAAAATCGTCGACGTCATCGCGACCGAGATGACCCGTAGATGGGTGCGCTTCGTTGCAGAGGGCGAGGGCGACAAAACCGATCGGATCAAGGAAATCGAAGCCGCTTTTGATCGGCTGAAGATCCGAGATGCTTTTAGGCAGGCCGTGGAGCAAGATGGCTTTTTCGGCAGGGCGCATATTTACATTTCTCTTAAGGGCGATGATCAGCCCAACGAGCGCATGTCGGCCATCGGCACGGGGCGCAACAATGCGACCCTTGCCAAGGTAGCAAAAGGCACTCTTCTCAGGTTCACGAACGTCGAACCGTATTGGGTGCAGCCCAACCCGACGACCTTCAACACAACCGACCCGCTGCGCCCTGATTTCTATCGCCCCAACGCCTGGAACGTGATGGGGCAGGGCGTTCACGACTCTCGGATGCTGACATTCATCGGCAGGCCTGTGCCCGACATCCTCAAGCCATTTTACGCCTATGGCGGCTTGAGCATGGTGCAGATGGCCAAGCCGTATGTCGACAACTGGGTTCGCACCCGTGAGAGCGTGTCCGATCTTCTGGCGTCCTTCTCGCAAAGCGGCGTGAAGGGCATCGACATGATCGATGCCTTGGCCTCGGGTAACTTGGACGACCTGTTCAATCGGATCGATGTCTACAACAACCTGCGGGACAATCGGGGCTTTATGGCCCTGATGGGTGATGAAGAGTTTTTCAACGTCTCCACCCAGCTCGGTACGCTCGACAAGCTCCAGGCCCAAGCTCAAGAGCAAATGGCCAGCGTTTCGGGCATCCCGCTGGTAAAGCTTCTTGGAGTGACCCCGTCCGGATTGAACGCCTCCTCTGACGGTGAGGTTCGCGTCTTCTACGATATGATCCACGCCTACCAAGAGAAAATCTTCGCTCAGCCCCTTCGGAAGGCCTTGGACCTCGTCATGCTCTCTGAGTTTGGCGAGATCGATGAGAGCATCAGTTTCCTGTTTGAGCCCCTTTGGCAGATGTCGGATGCTGAGAAGGCAGACGTCGCGCTCAAGAAGACCCAGGCTCTCATGACCGCGGAGCCGATCCTTCCGACCGATACGGTCCTTCGCGAGTTGCGCGAGATGGCGGACGGGACTGGGCTGTTCGGCCAGATTACGGATGAGGACATCAACGGCGCTTCGACGGAAGCCCCTTCGCCCGAGCCAGAGCCGGATGCAGACAAGCCAGACGGCGCCGAGCCGCTACCGGATCGCTCCGACGATTTGCTGCCCAAGCTGCCTCAGGCCGCGGAGTAGCGACCCGACTATCGCTCAGGATAGGGCAGGGCAATCGGTTCGCTCAGCCTTCATCCGGGCGAAAAAGATCGAGCGGGAGTATGGGCGCCGGCTTCGTTCGGTGGCCCGGCATGTAGGAGATCTAGTAAGGGGCTTCGATCTCGAAAACCTGACGCTCACCGGCACGATCGGTCGAGCGTTGGAGCGGTACGCCGAGACGCTGAAGCCCTGGGCCGAGGCGGTCGGCAATCGCATGGTGGCAGAGGTCGCCGCCCGAGATGAGCGCTCATGGTTCCGCGTTGCCGAGCAGATGGGCAACGCGCTCCGCAAGGAAATCGCCGAGGCGCCCATCGGACAGGTGATCCGGGCCCGGCAGGATGAGCAGGTTCGGCTGATCACTAGCTTGCCTCGTGAGGCTGCCGAGCGCGTCCACGCAATGACGCTTGAGGGCATCACCAAGGGATGGCGTGCGGATCAGATTTCGGCCGAAATCATGAAAACCGGCGAGGTCACGAAATCGCGGGCCGACTTGATCGCCCAGACCGAGGTTGGCCGCACTTCGACGCTCCTGACGCAGGCGCGAGCCGAGCATGTCGGGAGCGAAGGCTACAACTGGCGCACCGCCGCAGACACCGACGTTCGCGCCTCGCACAAGGCCATGGCTGGCAAATTCGTGCGCTGGGATGCGCCACCAACCTTGGACGGGCTGACGGGGCACGCGGGCGCGCTCCCGAATTGCAGATGCTACTGTGAACCCGTGCTGCCCGATTGATTGACCGCTGGTGCGTGTCTCGGACGGTCGTGCCAGGATTTTACCGATGAGCACGAAGCCGACCGCCTCCATGACGATCCCGACGAGGATCGTAACTGAAGTCATCTTCTGGTTCGCGCCGTTCTGCCACGCCTGTGGCCGCATGCCAGTTCTAGAATACGCACAGTGCGATGACGGTCGGTTCAAGCTGATCAAGGTAAGCAGCGAGCCTGATGACCCATCCACGGGTACGCACCTTCGTCTCATGCTTCTCGCGGTCTTCCTTGCCGGTCTCTCTATCGGCCTCTGGATCTCGGCTCTCGGCTAACTCCCGCAGCCGGGCTTAACTCGGCTGCACATCCATGCTCCTTTCTGCCGACACCAAAGTCCGGCTCGCGCTGGACCGCGCCGCCGTGCAGGAGTCCTTCCGAACGAAGGACAACGACGGCCACCTTCACGTTTCGGCTACGCCGATCACGAAGGCCACCGTCAACCCGTACTTCGGGCAAGAGATCGTCAACTGGCGCGAACTCGGGCTTCAGCCTGACCGCGTCTACAAGCTCTATCGCGATCCCGTCGAGCTAGAAAAGGCGGCCAAGTCGTTCAACGGCAAGCCGCTTCTGCTCGGGCATCGCGAGATCGACGCCGCCGCTCACCACTACGAGGGCACAGTCGGATGCGTGACCGGCGTCTATTGGGACGCTCCGTATCTGATGGCTGCCCTCGACGTGTGGCCGGGCGAGGCCATTGACGGCATCGAGAGCGAGGAAGCCGCCGAGCTTTCCGCGTCCTACAGGTACAAAGCCGTTATGATGCCTGGGGTTAGCCCCGATGGCGAAAGTTTCGATGGTCGGATGACCGCCATCGACGGGAACCACGTAGCCCTTGTTCCACGGGGTCGCGCGGGAAGAGACGTCGTCGTTCGCGACGCCGCACTGTGGGACTTTTCAAAGGGTATCACCATGCAGAGCAAGCCGACCCTGGCTGCCGCCCAGACGCAGGGCGCGCTTGCCGTCTACCTGAAGCCCAAGATGGCGAAGGATGCGAGCATTGACCTCGCCCCCATCGTCGCCGGCCTCAACCGCAAGAACTTCAAGGCGCAGATCCCCGCCGTTGTCCTCGGCGTGATGCGCGCGACCAAGGGCAAGCTCGCCCAGGACGCCGACATTGAGGACGTGGCCGAGGTGATCGAGGCGCTGGCCGAGATCCTGCCGCCGGAAGCTGAAGCCGACGTGAAGGCCGCGGTTGAAGGCGCAGAAGGTGGGGAGGTCAACGACGACGCTGATGCGGCTGAAGCCTGCATTGAGATGTGCCGGAAACTCAGCCCCGAGGACCGTGAAAAGGTCATCGCTGGATGCCAAGCCATGGGCGGTGGTGAACAGGCCCAGGACGAGAAGGACGACGACAAGAAGGACAAGGCCATGGACGCCGCGATGGTGCAGGCCCGCATCCGCGAGGCGACCAAGGGCATGGTGCCGAAGGCTGCCATGGACCGCGCCATTGCCGATGCTGAGGCCCGTGCCATCGCCGCGACCACCGCGCACATCAACGGCATCTCCGATGCCCGTCGCCGCGTCGCCCCGTGGGTCGGCGAACTCGCCATGGACTTCGACAGCGTCGAGGCCGTCGAGCGCAAGGCCTGCGACGTTCTCGGCATCGCCCACAAGGGCAAGCACCCCGACGCCCTGATGGACATCATCTCGGCTCGCCCGAAGGCTGGTGAGCACTCCCGTGAGGCCGCCCCCAAGCAGGCCCACGACGCCGCCACCGTGACGGGCTTCGCCGCCCGCTACCCGAACGCCGCCCGCATCGGTCACGCAGCCTGATCGGCGATCTGAACAGGAGACGAGACCATGGGTTTCCCGAAGACCATCAACTACCAGCCCGCTCCCGCTGTCGAGGGCGATTTCGCCGATGCGACCTGGGGCCGTCACTCCGTGATCGCGGGGCCGGGCGGCCTCGTGGTCGGCTCCGGTGGCGCCGTCATCGGCCGCTTCCACTGGGCCACGTCGCCGAACGACCCGAACGGCACGCCCACCACGATCACCAACTCGGGCACGGGCGCGCCGACCGGCTTCCTGCATCGTGAGCAGCAGGGCCTGATCACGGCGTACCTTGCCGAGAACGGCATGACCCTCCTGCCGGGCGCTGCCGTCACGCTCATGAAGAGCGGTGCCTTCTGGGCCCGCAACAACGGTTCGGCCGCTACCGCGATCAACCAGAAGGTCTTCGCCAGCAATACGGACGGCAGCACGTCTACGGCTGCTGCTGGCGCAACTGTCAGCGGCTCCACGGAAACCAAGTGGTACTGCCACTCGGTCGCCGCCGTGGGTGAAATCTTCAAGTTCTCGTCTGTGCCGAACGGCTGACGGACGGACCCAGACGGAGAATTGACATGAACCTGCACGAAGCCCGCAACGACTTTCTCGCGGACAAGCCTCTGCTCGCCGAGAAGGGCATCATCCTCGACGGCGTGGAGGCCTATGCCACGCCGGAGCTGAAGCGCGACTATACTCTGGCCATGGACGCCCTGCCGGCGCTCCAGACCGTGGCGACCGGCGGCATCCCCGCCATCCTGACCACCACCATCGACCCGACCGTCATCGAGGTTCGCTTCGTCCCCAACAAGGCGACCGAACTGATGCCGGAGCAGAAGAAGGGTGACTGGCTTCAGGACACCATCATGTTCCCGGTCGTGGAACAGCTCGGCGAGGTGTCGAGCTACGGCGATTATGCTAACAACGGCATGGTCAACGTCAACATGAACTTCCCGCAGCGCCAGAATTACCTGTATCAGGTGATCAGCGAGTACGGCGAGCGCGAGGTTCAGCGGGCGGGTCTGGCTGGCATCAACCTCGTCGCTGAGAAGGACAAGGCCGCGGCCAACGTCATGGCCCGGTTCGAGAACGCGATCTATTTCTATGGCGTCGCGGGCCTCCAGAACTACGGCATCCTGAACGACCCGTCGCTCGGCGCCTCGCTCACCCCGGCCACCAAGGCCGCGGGCGGCACCACGTGGACCACGGCCGGCGGCTCGCCGAACGCCACGGCGAACGAGGTCTACAACGACGTGCTGGCCCTGTTCCAGCAGCTCGTGACCCAGACCGTAGGCTACGTCTCTCAGGATGACGAACTGGTGCTGGCCTACCCGCCGACCATCGCGTCCGCGCTGGGCTACATCAACCAGTTCAACCTGAAGGTCCGCGAGGCGCTTCAGGCTGAGTTCCCGCGGATGCGGTTCGTGCAGGCCGTCCAGTACGGCAAGCAGACTGCGACCTTCCCGCAGGGCAACGCGGCCGGCAACGTCCTCCAGCTTTGGGCCCCGAGCGTGGATGGCCAGGAGGCTGGACTTCTCGCGTTCTCGGAGAAGATGCGGGCGCACAACCTCGTCACCGACATGACCGCTTACAAGAAGAAGTGGTCCGGCGGTGCGTGGGGCGCCGTCATCCGCCAACCCTACGCTGTCGCGTCGATGGTGGGGGTCTGAGCATGCCGCATCCGAACGAGCGTCAGCAGGGCACGGTCATCGGCGCCCCGCCGTCCAGCACCATCCATGCCGCCCGCGACGTCGTCTCGGTTGCGTGCAAGCACCCCCACGGCCTCGTGCTGCGGGGCTTCAAGCCGGTCACGGAAACCGAGCTGGTACTCGGGGGCGGCTCGCGTGACGTCACCGTGTGGCGCGAGACCGGTGAGCAATTCGTGGTCGGCGGCACGGCGAGCCATCCCGGAAACCCGCGCCCCCCGCTGCTGGCCGAGGGCGGCTACCGCATCACCCCGAACGTCCCAAAGAAGCTCTGGGACGCTTGGTATGAAGCCAACAAGGCGTCCGACCTGGTCAAGAACCGGATCGTCTACGCCAGCGAGAAGCGCGCCGACGTCGAGGACTTCAGCCGTGAGCACGAGAAGGTGTTCACCGGCCTGGAGGGCATCGACCCCGCCAACCCGGGCAAGCATGTGCGCGGCATCGTCCCCGCTGACAGGCCCAAGCAGTAGGAGCCACGCCATGGCTGACAAAACTGTCAAGATCGGATGCCGGATCCCGAACGGCGTCATCCTCCGTCCCGCCGATTGGGTCGACACCCCCGATGGCAAGGTGCTGAAGGATGCCGAGCCGTTCGAGCTTCGCGGCTCGGGCGCCCACCTCGGGCGGGCCGGCTCCATGCACGCCGAAGGCGACGAGGCCGGTGTCACGTACACCGAAGTTCCCTCCGATGCGTGGGACAAGTGGTACGCGGCCAACAAGGACAGCGATCTCGTCACCTCGGGCGCGGTGTTCAAGGGCAAGGCGCGGGCGAAGGTTGCCGACGAGGCTCCCGTCGATCCGGTGCAGGCCGAAGCCGAAGCCCAGCGCGCGGTGCTCGGTGAGCAGGTCTCTCCGGACCCGAAGGCTGATGCCGCCGCCGGCAAGCTGGCCGCCAAGACCGCCAAGACCGTTTAACGTCCCGTGCCCGTCACGCTCGCCAGCTTCCGTGCCGTATTCCCTGAGTTTGGGAACATCACGAAGTATCCCGATCCGGCCGTCCAGTTCTGGCTGGATCAGGCGGGGGTGACGTTGCCGCAGAGCATTCCGGCATCTCAGCTCGATCTCGCGACGATGCTGTATATTGCCCACAACCTGACGCTGGGCGTTTTGTCAGCGTCGGGGAGCGGGAGTGCCGGCTCATTCGCGCCGGTCTCGTCCAAGTCGGTCGGCCCGATCTCCAAGTCGATGGACACGTCGTCTGTCGCTTCATCGGGCGCAGGCATCTGGAACGGGACAGCTTACGGTCAGCGGCTGTGGGCGCTCCTGCGAGGCTTTGTGACCGGCGGCTTCTACCGGCCGAGCGCTCGTGCCGCGAGCCTCGCAGCCATGGCGAATTATCCCTACGGCCGCTGATGCCCGTCACCAAGACCGTCGACCGCACGGATCAGATCTTGGCCGCGGCCAACGCCCTGACCAAGCTCAAGGCCTACGTCGGCATCCCGGCCGAGGCCTCGCCGCGTCAGCCTGACGGTGCCCTTGAGGATCAGCCGCCGAGCAACGCCGTCATCGGCTACCTGATGGAGAACGGCGCTCCGGAGCGAAACCTGCCGGCCCGACCGCACCTCCTGCCCGGTATCGAGGCGGCCATGCCGCAGATCACGCCCCAGCTTGAGGCTTTGGGCAAAGCGGCCCTCCTGGGCGATCTCTCGGCAATCCAGAAGGGTCTCACGGCGGTCGGCATCATCGGCGAGAACGCCGTCAAGGCCCAGATCACAGATGGCACCTTCGCTCCATTGTCTGAGCGCACGCTGAAAGCTCGGCAGGCGAGGGGGCGGACTGGAACGAAGCCCCTAATCGACACCGGACAGTATCGCCGGGCGATCACCCACGTGGTGAAGTGATGGCGCTTCTCAACGTCTGCGACGTCATCGATGATCCGGACTTCTGGTCCGACGCGATCCTGATCCAAGCCATCGTCACTGTGAGCCAAGTCGGGATCGCCCAGGCCTCTCAGTCAGGGACGGCGTTCACGGGCGTCATCTGGCCCGGCAACGGTCTCGGCCTCGTCCAATCGGGCGAAGGGGATTGGGTGGAGGGCGATCTGATGATCGTCACCCGCTACCCACTCGACACCGGCAAGCGCGAAATTGCGGCGGACGGCGTCATCTTCGGCGGGCTGCCCTACACGATCACCAACGCGCAGGCATGGCCCTTCGGAGACGGCTTCACGCAGGCCGTCTGCAAGCTGGCGACGATCAATCCGAGCCTGACGGGGCAGCGATCCAGTGGCGGCGTTCTCGGCTAACACTTCAGCGACGGGAGGCCCACTTCTCCCAACCTCCACGCCGCCGGCCGACGATCTCGACATCGACACCATTATCGGGACGCTGATCGCGGGCGTGACAGGGCTGCCGGGCGACATGATCCGCCCGCGCTGGCAGGAAACGCAGCCACGGGCTCCCGACGTCACGGAGACCTGGGTTGCAGTCGGCGTCACCGCCACGATGGGCGACGACACACCCGCCCAGATCCACCACGGCGAGGGCGACGGCTACACCATCCTGCGCACGTTCTACCGCCTGGACGTGCTGGCGAGCTTCTACGGCCCCAAGGGCGACGCCTACGCCAAGCTGACCCGAGACAGCTTCTACATCGACCAGAACCGTGAGGCGATGCAGTCTTATGGGCTGAACCTCATTGACTTCGACACCATCCGGCGCGTGCCGGAGATCAGGGCCACTCAGACGCTGCGCCGTTCGGATCTGCCCTTCCGGCTGACCCAGACGATTGAGCGCCGGTACGAGATCCGGAACATCCTTCAGGCTGACGGCGCCATCCGCGCTGACGCCTCTGGCAAACTCCAGAACACGCCTTTCCTGTCGCCGCTTCCGCCGGCCTGACACCGCGCTCCTGCGCCCCAATCCACCGAAGCACCAACCAGGGACGCCGGACTGCGGCGGATCGCAATGGCTACTGGCCTGAACGTCGCCGACTTCGTCAACGTCTCGGTCGTTATTGAGCCGATCGCAGCTCAGTACCGGAACTTCGGCGTCGGCCTGATCCTCGGCTCAACCTCCGGTGTGATCGACACCGCTGAGCGTCTGCGGCTCTACACCTCGCTCGACGGCGTGACGCAGGACTTCGGCACCACCGCGCCGGAATACCTCGCCGCCAAGGATTACTTCAGCCAGTCGCCGCAGCCAGCCGTGCTCTACGTCGGGCGGTGGGCCCAGACGCCGACCCGCGGCCATCTGCGCGGTGCCTCGCTCTCGCCGGCACAGCGGCTACTGTCCAACTTCACGTCCGTCACCAACGGTGCGCTGAGCATCACGGTCGATGGCACCGCGCGCAATCTGACCGGCATCGATCTGTCGGGCGCGCTGAACCTGAACAACGTCGCCTCCATCATTCAGACCGCACTGGCGGCCGTCTCATCCGGCGCCGTGGTCAAGTACGACGGCGTCTACAACCGGTTCGACGTGGCCTCCGGCACGACGGGCCCGACGTCTTCGGTCGGGTATGCCACCACGGCGCCGAGCGGCACCGATCTCGGCCCGCTGCTGCATTTTACGAGCCTGGACGCCTCGGCGCCCGTGGCCGGCATCGCTGCCGAGAGCCTTGTCTCCGCGGTCTCGACCCTCGCCAACCAGTCCGGGGCTTGGTACTCGCTGCAGGTCGCCACCGCGACCCCGCCGGCCGACGCCGATCATCTCGCCGTCGCCGCCCTGATCGAGGGCCTGAGCACGTCGCAGAGCCGCATCTACGGCGCGACGCTCCAGAACGCCAACGTCCTCGACAGCACGACCAGCGCGGATCTGGCTTCGCAATTCAAGACCGGCAACTTCAGCCGCACGTTCTCGCAGTTCTCGCGCAACGACCCCTACGCGGCCGAGAGCCTGTTCGGTCGGTTCGCCACGGTCGATTACGAGGGCAGCAACACCACGATCACGGGCGCCTACAAGCAGGAGCCGGGCGTTGCCGCCGAGGTGCTGACCGAGAGCCAGTTCGGACAGATCAAGGCGAAGAACACCAACGTGTTCGTGGCCGTCCAGAACGGCACCAACATCATCTTCCCCGCCGTCATGGCGAACGGGGACTACATTGACGAGCGTATCGGCGCGGACTGGCTGCAGAACCGCATCCAGACCGATTGCTACAACCTGCTCTACACGACCTCCACGAAGGTCCCGCAGACCGACGCGGGCATGAACCTCATCAAGACGGTCATCGCCAACGCCTGCACGGTCGCCGTCAACAACGGCTTCATCGCCCCCGGCGTCTGGCTCGGCCCGAACGTCGGCACGCTGCGCACCTTCGATGTGCTGACCAGCGGCTTTTACATCTTCGCGCCGCCGGTCTCGACGCAGTCGCAGGCCGACCGCGCCGCCCGCAAGTCCGTGCCGTTCCAGGTCTGCTGCAAGCTGTCCGGCGCCGTCCACCTCATCTCCATCAGCGTCCTCCTGGACCGCTAAGCCTGAGGACCGAAAGCTATGGCTGCGCCCCTCGCGTACTCGTTCGCGGACATCGTCTGCTCGCTCACCGGCCCTGGCGGCTCGGTCATCCTGTCGGAAGGTGGCCTTGCCGACGAGGGCATCACCATTGCCATGACCGACGACAAGACGTCGATGGTCACGGGGGCTGACGGCTCGGGCATGTTCTCGCTGCACGCGGCCAAGTCGGGTCGGGTGACGATCCGACTCCTGAAGAACAGCCCGCTCAATCGCGTGCTAATGGACCTCTACAACTACCAGCAGACGTCCAGTGCCTACACCGGCCAGAACGTGCTGGTCCTGTCCAACCCGCAGTGGGGCGACGACTACCAGTGCCAAGCCGGCGCCTTCGTGAAGCTGCCCGACAACGTGAACGCCAAGGAGGGCGGCACGATGGAGTGGCCGATGAACTTCATCTACATCGACGCGAAGCTCGGCGACGGCAATCTGGCTCTGTGAGGCTGATCCGTGTCTGAGTTCGCGATCAAGGGTGTCACCTACCGCTCCGGCAAGATGGCGGGCCGCACGCAGATCCACGTCTTGCGCCGCGCTGCTCCGATCATCGAGCCGCTGTTCCGAAGCCTGTCGTCCGGCCTAACGCCCGAAGTGGTCGGGATGGTCATTCAGGGGCTCGGCGCCCTGGAAGACGAAAAGCTGGACTACATCCTTGATCGGGCCCTCGCTGTCGTTCAGAAGAAGGAGGGCACGGGCTGGCCCTCGCTTATGTCGAGCGACGGCACGCGCATCATGTTCGAGGATGTGCGCAACGATGGCGGTCTCCAGCTCGCGATCTGCGCCAACGTTCTCTACGTCAACTACTACCCGCTTTTTCTCGACGCCCCGTCTCTTTTCAACGGCGGGGCCAGCTTCCCGCAGTAGACCTCGTGTCTATGCCGGACGGAGAGGAATGGTATTTGGCCCCGATCCCGCTGGGCTACTACAGCTACCCCGACCTTCTGAACGGCACCATTCACATCGAAGACATCGCGGAAATCAACGACGCGATGCGGGTCGAGTCCGAGAACCGCTGGCGGCTCAACGAGGCGATGAAGCCCAATGGCGGATAACGTCCTAGCTTCCTTCATGGTCGCGCTCGGGTTCAACGTGAACCAGAGTTCGCTGGGCGCTGCCAAGAAGTCGGTTGCCGATTACGAGCGCGCCGTCCGCGAGGCTGAGAAGCGCATCGAGGACGCCCGCTGGGCTGGGGCGAAGACAGAGGAAGAGGTCGCCAAGCTCACGCGCGAGCTAAACCTCAAGCTCGCACGCGAGGGACTGGAGCGCGCCAAGGAGACCGAAAAGCGCGAGCAGGAAGCCGCCAAGCGTCGCAAGGAGCACGCGGCTTCGTTCGTGTCCGGCATGGAGCGGATGGCGATTGCCGCCACGGCTGCGGCTACAGCCATCAGCTACGCGGTCGCCAAAGTCGCCGCCTCATTTGACAACCTGTACTTCCAAGCGCAGCGCAGCGGCACGTCGGTCCAGAGCCTCAAGGCGCTTCAGTACGCCTTCTCCCAGACAGGCGGAACAGCGCAACAGGCGTCCAGCGCGGTCGACAGCTTCACCACGGCTCTGCGCAACAACCCAGGGCTACGCCAGTTCGTCAATGACCTTGGCGTTGATAACAATCTTCAGGGGGTCGACAAGCTCCTATCCACCGTTGAGGCCCTGAACCGCGAGCCCTATGAGGTCGCCGTCCAGCACGCCGAGATGCTGGGCATCAGCGAGCAGGACTATAATTTGCTGCGCCGCCAGATGGAGGCGGTGAAGCAGTACCGCGCCGAGTACGACGCGACGGCGAGGCGGATCGGGCTCAATTCAGATGAAGCCGCTCGGGCTGCGGCCGCCTTTCAGCGCACGCTGACGCGGCTGCAGGCTACGGCCTCGGCGCTCGGTGAGAAGCTGCTGATCCAGCTTGCGCCCGCCCTGGAGCGCATTGCCAAGGGGTTCAACGACTGGATCGAGGCCAACCCCGACAAGCTTGAACGGATCCTGCAATCCATTTCGAACGCCATCGTCTGGCTGACCGAAAAGATCACCGGCATGGTCCAGTGGTTCGCGGGCAGCGACGGCGAAGCGTTTATGAAGCGCTGGGACGCCTTTTCGGAACGCATCAAATCCATCGCCCACGCATTCGAGGTCATCTTCGGGCTTCTCCAGAAGATCGCCCGCGTCACGCACCTGTCGACCATCCTGGGCGGATACGACAAGGTCATCAACGGCATTCTCGCGGGGCCAGCCGCGTTTGAGCGCGAGAATGGGGGTCCCGGCGTTGGTGGAGGTACGCCCGGCTCCGTCCAAGACGATCGCAACTGGTGGCAGCGCCGCGCGCCCCGTTGGGCCGGCGGTCGCGACGCTCCGTCCCCACAAGGGGGCGTTCCTCCTGGAAGCTCTGCCGGCAACCTGACAGCGCTCTACGAGGCGGAAGCGAAGCGGGCGGGGATTGACCCCCGCATCCTCCACGGCATCCGTGCCGGCGAGTCGCTTCACTCGGACAAGTACGACGTCAAGAGCGACGCGCAGGAAGACAGCTACGGTCCGTTCCAGCTCAACCGCCGAGGCGGGCTGGGGCAGGAGTTCGAGAAAGAGACCGGGCTCGACCTGCACGATCCCAAGACCATCCCCGCGCAGGTTCGGTGGGCTGCGGAGCACATCAAGAAGCGGCTCGCCAGAGACCCAAACTACAACCCCGGCAGCGAGTGGTACGGCTACAAGGGCCTTCGGAACGCTGATCCGAACTGGGGGGACAGCGGCTACAAGCCGAGCCAAGTCGGCGGGAACGTAGATCCTGTCAATGGCGTCGGCGGCCTAGAACAGGGCCAAGGGGGCGCTACTCGCAACCAAGCGATCACAGACGCCTTGCAACGCCAAATCGTAGCCGCTGCGACCGCGGCTGGGGTCAACGCCGAGGTCTATTCAGGCGGCCAGGACGAGAGTGGTCCGCATCGGACCGGTAGCCATCGTCACGACCACGGCAACGCAGCCGATCTGAAGCTCTACACCCTCGGGGCAGACGGGAAGCGCCGCTACCTCGACATGACCAACGACGCCGACCGCGTCGTGATGGAGAAATTCATCAAGGAGAGCGTCAAGGCAGGGGCGAACGGCGTCGGCGCGGCCATCGACTACATGGGAGCCAACGGCATCCATGTTGGCGGCGGCTCGCCATCCGCCTGGGGTGCAGGTGGTTCGTCTGCCAATGCCCCCGACTGGGTCAAGCGGGCCCACGAAGAGGGCATGGAGGCCAGGAAGCGTGCCGCCGAGGCTCCCGCGAGGACTCCCTCAACGGCTCCTTCTGCTGGCGCGCAACGGCCGCTGCCCCCGAACATGACGCCTGGGGGGTTCGACGTAAATCGGATCGACCCGCAGGCCACGACGCGACCGGCCGCTCCCCTCGGGGCTTCGTCGGTCACGAACAACTCGACCAGCCGAGCGGTGAGCCAGAACATCGTCAACAACGTGACTGTTCAGGGCAGCAACAACCCGCGGGAGCACGGGCGCATCATGGAAAGCTCGCTGTCTCGCGTGCATGGCCTCGCGCTGGCGAATGCGCAATCCGCGGTCGCTTAGGCACCGCAGACGTGAGGGCGGGGGAGTGGTTTCCCCGTCCTCATCTTGGCATAAAGGCTATCGACGGCCGACCCGATCGACGCCTTCGGGGTCAGCCTGCACTCGGCCTCGACGTAGGCGTTGACATTGCATTCGCTAGGGTAGCTGTCGAACGCTCCGTGCTCAATAACGTAACTCCGGACGCTGGAGCGGATCTCCGGCAGGATGTCGACGATATCGCCGGTCGGGTCTGACTTGGGGTTGACGTAGACCTTGCAGGGGATCTGGTGGTAGCCGTTGAAGGTGGCCGCTGTGACCTCTTGCGCTACGACCGGGGTAGCGAACGCGGTCAGGACGAGAAGGGCGGTCGCAAAGCGCATCGGGGCCTCCGTCACCGGACGAACTTGGGAGGGGAGGCCACGTCGCGCACCATCTCGTCGTTGCGCATCGAGACCTCAAGGTACTGCTCAAGGATCTGGTAGTACGCTTTGGAACTGGTCTTTCCCGCCGCGCCCTTGAGGGCGTACCGTTTCGCGGCGTCGCTGGCCTGAGGCCAGAGCAGCTTCAGGGTGTCGTAGCTGTTCTGCTCCAATCGAAGGCAGAAGGCACGGCCACGCGGATCCTGATCCGTGGCACAGACTGCGTCGACATCGTACTGAGGGATCTCAATGCCGCCCGTCGCCACCGGCTGAGCGAGTGCGGATGTGCAGAGGCCGGCGGCAAGAAGGGCGAGGGTCGCGCGCATCCCATCAAAATGGTGGCGGGTGCGGTCTCCGTCTACGGGAACGGAACTGGAACTGACGGCTCGGCCTTCCGCGCGCGATTGCTGAGTGCTACCGATATCGGATGCCATCTCTTTCCCGCCACCCCGACCGGCGTTCCGCTGCGGAGTTAGTCGAGGAGCTGCGCGAGGAAGCCGAGGAGCTGGCCCGCGACCTAAAGGGCATTCCGGCGCAAGAGACGGTCCACGGCGAAGCCGCTCAGACCCTTGAGGAATACGGCTCCGCTCTGAGCCAGATCGCGGCCGGCGTTGACGACCCGAAGGCCATCGCGACCCAGGCCCTGGCGCTTTCCAAGCCACTGCGGCTCATCGGGCAGGGCGCCGACCCGCTGTGCGACTTGCTGAAGCCACGACGAACCTGACGCAACCGGCCGGGGAGGGCGGTGCATGTCCCTTCTCGGTGAAATCTCCTACGCGCTGATCCAGCCCAGCGCCCGCGCCATCGGCCAGATCTATGCCGATGTGACAGTTGAAGAGGTCCACCGGGACGAAGTCATCATCACCCAGCACCCGATTGAGGGCGGCGGGGTGATCACGGACCACGCCTACAAGCGGCCGGCCGAACTGGAAATCCGCTGCGGGTTCTCAAACTCCAGCGCCGGCTATGTCGGCTATGTGCAGGAGCAATACCGTGCGTTGCTGGCTTTGCAGCTCGCTCGGCAGCCATTCGCGGTCTACACCGGCAAGCGCCGATACCGGAACATGCTCATCCGCGGCATCTCGGTCGCGACGGATGGGCATTCCGAAAACATCCTCATGGCGTCGGTCGCCTTGCAGGAGGTCATCCTCGTCTCGACCCAGACGACGCGCTCGGGGCAAGGCGGTAGTACCGGGAACGGAAGCGGAAACGGGGACAGCAGCAGCACGGCATCCCCTGGAACCAACGCTAACCAAGCAAGCCCGGCCTCGACGGGGAGTGTGACGAATAGCGGTTCCGTAGAGGCGACCGGTGTGGGCTCCCAGGCGTTTGCGGGATCGTTCAATCCGGGCTCTTACAGCCCTGATGGCGGCTCGGTTGGCAACGGCAGCTTCGGGCTAAACACGCCGGGCGCGGACCTGACGCCTCAAACACCGCAACTTAGCGGCATCAGCCCGCCGGCCTCCGTCACGTTGCCCGAGATCAGCGTCGCACCGACAATCGGCGGCCTCCAAGCGGCGGGGCCGGATCAGTACAACATGTTTGGCGGCGGCCCTTGAGTACGATCACCGAGATCCCACTCACGCCGTCTCAGGCGTGCGTCTTCACGATCACGCTTGCGGGCGTGCTGTACAACATGCGCCTGACCTACAATGTCGCGCAAGATGGGTGCTGGATCCTCGACATCGGCGATGCCAATCAAGTGCCGCTCGTGGCCGGTATCCCACTGGTCTCCGGCGTCGATCTGCTAGCGCAATACGCCTATCTGAGCTTCGGCGGCTCTCTCGTTGTGACGACGGATCGCGGGGCAGGCGAAGTGCCGACCTTCGATGGCTTGGGCGCCACGGCGCATCTCTATTTCATCGCAGACTGACCCCCGATGGGTGAGCAATACCTGCGCAACGTCCGCGTCGAGATCGCGGGCGGCAAGACCTTCGACTACGACGGCGAGGCCAATGGCGGCCAAGGGCTGCGCATCCGCTTCGATGTCCGGCAGAAGGATGTCTCGACCCCGAACGTCGCGGTCATCAGCATCACGAACCTGAAGGACGCCTCGACGCAGCCGGCCTTCTTCACCGGCAAGCAGATCAAGGTCTCGGTCGGCTACGGCCAGAACCTGCAGGGCATCTTCCAGGGCCAGATACGGCAGGCGAGAAACCTGCGGGAGGATGTGACCGACAAGGTGCTGGTCATCATCGCGACGGACAGCGGAGATGCCCGCAACTTCGCGGTGGTGAACAAGTCCCTGGCCTCCGGCCACACCCACATGGACAGGGCGCAGGCCGCGATTGACGCTCTGAAAGCCCTCGGGGTGCAGCAGGGCTACATCGACACGGCCGCCCTATCCAAGATCAAGTTCCCCCGGGGCGCCGCGCTGTTCGGCAACGCGAAGGATCTCCTCCGGCAGATCTGCGCGGCGACCGGCACCTCGTGGTCGATCCAGAACGGCAAGGTGCAGATCCTCGGCAACGACAAGGCGCTGCCGGGCGGCACGATCGTCTTGAATGGCAAGACCGGCCTTGTCGGGCTTCCCGTTCAGACGATCCAGGGCATTGAGGGCCAGTGCCTGTGCAACCCGCAGATCAAGGTCGGAAGCCTCGTTCAGATCGATCAGAAAAGCATTCAGCAGGCCGCGATCAATCCGAGCTATACGGGTGAGGCCCAGAACGCTCTGCTGCCAGAGATCGCGACGGACGGCATCTACAAGATCTACGTCGTTGACCACATCGGCGACACGCGCGGCAATGATTTTTTCACGGCGTTCGTCGGGATCAAGAAGGGCTCGCTGCCCACGCCTGCGCTGAAGACACGTCTCATCGCCATGCCGAACGAGTGAAAACGGACGATGGCTGACCACGCGCTCGATATCCGCGAACGCTTTGAAGACCTGACCGAGGTTCTGGAAACCGTAGTCGACGGCGTCCTGTCTCGCCTGCCGAAAGCGGGACCGGTCATGTTGGCCGAGGACAGCAAGGACGGTCACACCGCGAAGCTACAGCCGACCACCAAGGCGGTGATCCGCAAGGTGGATGGCACCACGCAGGAAGTGACGCTGCCGGTCATCCCCGACGTGCCGGTCCACTTCATGGGCGGTGGCGGGATCACCACCACGTTTGGGCTGAAGGCAGGCAACGAGGGCTTTAGCGTTCCGGCCGCCCTCGGGATCGACGGGTGGCACCAGAACGGCGGCGTGCAGTCGCCCGGCGACACCCGACAGCATTCCCTGTGGGACGCGGTCTTCGTCCCCGGCGTCCGGTCTGACCCCAACAAGCTAAAGGGCGTCTCGCCGAACTCGACGCAGACCCGCACAGACGACAAGAAATCGCTGCACGACATCAGCCACACGGCGATCACCACAATCCGTGAGTTCGCGGTTCAGCAGGTCAACGGCGCCGCGATCCAGTCCGAACTGAAGGGCGCTCGGCACGTGATCGATCCGAAGTCGATCCTGACGCTGGCCTCCAAGATCCTGCTGAACTGCTGATGGCCGCCGGCGTCCTCCTCCCGCAAGCGCTGCAGCTCATCAGTGGCGTGCCCCTGATGAAGGTGGCCTCGGTCTTCGCCGAGAAGCTGTCGATCACCAAGCGGCTCGATGGCGGCCCCGGCCTTCAATCGCTGATGGCCCAGGTTCTTCGGGACGGCAACCTGTCGTCCATCATGCAAAACCCGATGGCGGCGCTGACGCAGGGCATTCAGGGGCAACTCGGCGGGCTGGTCTCCCAGCTTCAGGGCATGGTCGGCGGCGGACCTGCCGGTCTCATCTCGGCGCTGACGGGCAGCACAGGGCTCGGCAACGCGCTCGGGGCCCTACAGGCGGCCGGAGACAACCTCGCGGGCCTCACCAACGGGGCGTCGGGGTTCTTCTCCATGCTGAGCCACGCGGCCACCGTCGATATGGCCGGCGCGGGCCTGCCGATCTCGGCGGCCATGGAAGCCGTCACCGCGCCGCTGACGCAAAGTGGGCTTCTCGGCGGCATCGGCCAGACCCTGCCGGGCCTCGTGTCTCAGGTCGTCGCCGGGACCGTCACGCCAGATGTCGCGACCAACTACGTCCTCGGCCAGATCGCAACCATCGGCGGCATTACGTCGGGTTCGGCCGGTGCCCTGGCCTACGGGGCGCAGATGCACCCTCTGATCGCCACGGTGTCGAGCGTCGCGGGGGCTCTGGCTATCCCGCCGACCTTCGATGACGATGGATATCGCCAGGACGGGGTCGCCACGGCCTTTCAGGGCGTTCTGGCGTCCATCGTCCAGCCAGGGCCGTCCGTGGTCATAGCGGCCTCTCTGGCGGCTCAGATCGCCCATACCGTGCATGACGCGGTGGACGTGGCTGCGATGACCTCGCTCGGAGACGACTGATGCGGATCCGCAAGGTCTCGGCTGACGGCGATATGTGTTTCGGCGGCGACCAAGCCTCCATCTGGCGCGACGTGCCTGAGGCGGTCGGCGTGCTCGTCGAAGCCCGCATGAACCTCTGGCAAGAGCAGTGGTGGCTGGATCGCACTGAGGGCACGCCATACGAGCAACAGGTTCTCGGCAAGCGCACCGAGGGGCTAAGAGACCCCGCCCTGCAAGCGCGCATCCTCGACACGCCCGGCGTTATCGAGATTGAGGCCTACAGCAGCGTCCTTGATCGCCAGACGCGGGCTCTGACCGTCGCGGCGACGATCCAGACCGTCTACTCGCGAGACTACCTCGCGGGGCAAGGCGCCAACACCGCCAACATCACCGTCAAGGTGGAGAACGGTCGCTAAGCATGGGCGCCACCCCTGTCTGCCAGATCACGGCTGCCGGCTGCATCCGCCCGACCTATCCGGACGTGTTGGCCTACGTGCAGGCGTCCTATCGGGCAATCTATGGCACCGACATCGTACTCGATGCCGCTACTCAGGATGGACAGTTCATGGCCCTTCTGGCAGCCGGCATCCATGACGCGAACGGCGAGACGCTGGCGGCCTACAACGCCTTCTCGCCCTCCACCGCTCAAGGAGCAGGGCTCTCCTCCGTCGTCAAGATCAATGGCATTCGGCGCAAGAGCGCGACCTTCTCGACCTGCGATTTCCTGAACGTCGGGCAGGCCGGCATCACCATCACGGCCGGCGTCATCACTGACCCGGCCGGCAATCAGTGGTCCCTGCCGGATTTCACCATCCCCGACGTCGGCCAGATCACCGTCACCGGCACCTGCCAGACCCTGGGGGCCATCGCGCTCGCTCCGAACGCTGTCGATACCGCCAACGGCAAGGGATCCATCGCCACCGTTCAGCGAGGCTGGCAGTCGGTCACGAACCTCGCCGCTGCTGCGCCAGGAGAGCCCGTGGAGAGCGACAGCGCGCTTCGGCAGCGCCAGTCCGTTTCGACCGCGATCCCGTCCCAGAGCCTTCTGGAAGGGCTCTACGGCACGCTTCTCGCCGTGACCGGTGTCATCCGCTGCCGGATGTACGAGAACGACACCGACTACACGGACGCGAACGGGCTGCCTGGGCACTCCATCTGCGCGGTAATCGACGGTGGCGATGCGCAGGTTATCGCCGATCTGATCCGCCGCAAGAAGGGCAACGCCGGCACCTACGGCACGACGGTGATGCAGAGCACGGACGCCGCCGGCATCGTGCGCAACATCGCCTTCTCGCGCTCGACTGAGGTGCCGATCTCCTACGCCCTCCAGATCCGCAAGTTAGGCTCCTACACGGCCAAAACGGATCTGGACGTGCGGGCGGCCCTTTCCGATTGGACCAACGCCCTCGGCATCGGCAACAGCGTCTACCGCGACCAAGCCTATGTGCCCGCGAAGCTCAACGGGACAGTTGAGGGTGCGGGTTATGAAATTGTCTCTCTTGCCGTCGCCCGCGATGGCAACATGCCTCTCCAGTCCGATGTGGCTCTTGCTTTCGATGAGCGGGCGGTCTGCACGCCTAACAGCGTGACGACGAGCATCGTGCCCTGATGGCTCCCAATCTGCCGGTCTCCACGGCCGACACGACCAACATCACGGCGGACTCCACGTCGGTCACCGTTGATCGGTCTACAACGGCCACGGCAGATACCTACGTCGCCCGTATCACTCCCTGGCAGTCCACCAAGGCGAAGTTCGTCGCGACCGTCAGGGCCAACGTCCAGCCCTACGCAGACGCTCAGGCCGTCATCAGCACTCTGCCGATGGCCTTTGACGTTGATTATGCAGTCGGAGTGCAGCTCGATGCGGTTGGCATGTGGATCGGGCGCTCGCGTATCGTGCCCGTGCCGCTGCCAAACACGTTTTTCAGTGTCGGCATCGCCTCGCTCGGCGTCGGATTGGGGGACATCAAGGGGGCCTACGATAGCGAAACGGGCCTCTCCATTCTGCCGGATACACTGTATCGGCGACTGCTGCGCGCGAAGATCCTTGCAAACGCGTGGGACGGCACGCCTGGTGGCATTCTGGCGATTTTGCGCGCCTATTTCACCGACATCTCAACGCGCATTATCATCGACGTTGGGGCTCCGGCGCTAAGCCCAAGCCTGTACTTTTCTGTCGGTGATCCGATCCGAGGGGTTGGTGTCGGCCAGGTCCGGGGCGATGGATCTAATGCCGTGCCTTCGCTCGGCTACGGATTGAAGATCGGATTTGCGGGGAAGATCCCATCCCAGATTGATCTGGCCGTCCTCGGCGCTGGCTTGATCCCTATAAAAGCGCTGGGCTCCAGCCTGACGACCTTGGTGACGACGGTCAATCGAGCCCCGCTTTTCGGGGTCGGCGTCCAGAACGCAAACATCGCTGGTGTTGGAGGCGGTGCAATAGGCGCCCCACCGGCAGATGTGGCTGCTCTCACCCTGGCGTAGTCGCTCCTCAACGTTTCCCCACTCGTGCGCCAACGGCGCATTAGGATGACCCCGCATGGCCGCAAACAAACTGCTCACGTTCGCTTCGGCGGACGGAAACAATGCCGCCCAAGATGCGGCGTGGGCCAGTTCTGCCGTTCGTCTGCTCGGGTGGCAGAATGGGATCGTCGATGGTCCTACGTTTAGCAAAATGGGCCGGCAAGGCGCGTTTGGCTCGGCCATTCTCGGGCAGGCCATCGCCGATTACGCTCGTGTCGACGCCGTTGATGATGGGGACGTCCCGAACGCCCTGGCCAATCTGCGTATTGCGTTGGCGGCGATGTTGGCCGGCGTCGCTTTTGGACAAGATACGTCTTCCACCGCCAACGTTCTGACCATCAGCCTTGACCCGCAGCCGCCAACTCTGGTCGGCTTCCGGGAACTTTTCGTGAGGGTTAACAACAGCAACACCGGTCCGGTCACCATTGCTCTAGCCGGGCTTGGGTCAAAGAACGCGACGCGTCACGATGGCAGCCCCCTCCAGGGAGGCGACCTTCCCGCGGGGCAGATCGCGCATTTCCTCTATGATCCGACGCTCGCGCAATGGATCCTGAGCGGTTTCGCCTTGGGCGAAATCCAACGGGTCGTTACGAGTCCCACGCTCTACATCCGTTCCGATGGCAACGACGCTACGGCTGACGGGTCGTCCAACACCGCAACTTCAGCCTTTGCAACGATCACGGCGGCCTACTCCTATGGCGTAAATCGTTTCGCCCTCGCAACAAACACCTTAACCCTCCAGCTCGGCACCCCAGGTGTTTATGCCGCCCCCAATCCATTTTCCGGGGCCGCTGGCCGCATCAGAATTCGAGGCGATAGCGCGAGTCCCGCATCCTATATCGTCCAAGGACCCGGCCCCGCCACTGGCTCAAGCGGCATCGTTGGTGCGCAGGGCGGGATGGTTCTGGACCTTGCCGGCCTAACGATTTCAAACACCGGCACCAACAATCATACCGTTGTATCAGCGCTCAACGGAAGTGTGTCGGTGGCAAACTGCATTCTGCAGACCGCCGGAGGCAATGTTGCCTTTTCGCATTTTGCCACATCGGCTGGCGGCAGCATATCCATTAACTCAGGCAACACGGTTGCTTCTTCAATGGGTTCTCTGCTGAGCGTTTCCGGCGGTTCAATCGTTCTTGGGCAGAACGTCTTAGCTATTATCAACTCTCCGACGTTCGCCGTCGCCACATGCCTGTGTGAAGCCGCTGGGTACGTGATCGCTCAGGCCGGATCTTCAATCTCCGGCTCTGCCACGGGGCAGAGATATCTAGCCCGCCTCAATGGCATCATCAACGTACTCGGGGCAGGCCAAAACTTCTTCCCCGGCACAACGGCTGGCACGGTAGCGTCGGGAGGACAATATGCTGCCTAATTCCTTGATCGTCGTTCCTCCATTCACGCAAGACGATTGGTATTGGATTGCGGATGACGGGAGAATATTCGGCAGCGCCCGCAGAAGCGAAGTCGAAACCGACGATGACGCGAAATTCAATGAGTGGGTCGCTGTACGAGGTCATGGGCCGACAATCTGGCCGAGGGACCTGACCGGCAAGCAGACTAATGCTGCTTTAGGCCAAGTACTTGAGTGTTACGGCCTTTCAGTCCCTGGGTACGAACCCAAATCAAGCGCCAAATCAGGCAGTTCAAAGACTTCATCCTCTTGACGGGCGAGCCTATGATTAACGTTCGAACGGATCGCATCGACGTTGGAGTTGTCCCGAACGATGGAGACGGCGACAATTTTCGCGCGGCTTCAATCAAGGCGAACTACAATTTCGATACCTACGACACGTCCATATCGAACCTGTACGACAGCATCGGCGACCTGTCGGTGACGGTTGGCGATCAAGCCGTAGAGGTACTAGGCAAGCTTGACAAAACAGGCGACGGGTCAAATCTCTCGAATATCGTCACTTCAATTGGCGGTAAGACCGGGAGCTTGAGCCTCGGCGACATCGGGGCGCTGTCCACAACGGCGTCGCTGAACCAAAACACGATTACAATCGGCAGTGGGGATCCTCAGGCAATCCCCGACGCCGTTGCGGCACGCACGCCCTATGATCCCGGCACTGGGACGTCGACCGCGACCAAGATCGTCGTGACCGGCCAGGGCTCGTCCGGCGATGTGTCTGGCATGAGCAGTGTTGCGACGGGACAGGTCGCTCGCTCGTTGTCCTCTCGCCTCTCAGACACGTTCAACGTCAAGGATTACGGCGCAGTTGGCGACGGCCAGAGTCATCCTCTGTCGCAGCGTTTCTCGACGCTGGCGGCTGCTCAGGCTGTCTATCCCTTTGCGACCGCGTTGACGAATGAGATCGATTGGGCCGCCGCGCAGCTCGCCGTGAATGCCGCTGCAGTGCGCGGCGGCGGCAAAGTCGTCTACCCTCAGGGGTATTACGTCCAGAACCGCACGGTGACTGTTAGCACCAACACGACGCGCATTGAGGGTGTGGCGGAAGACGCCGCACAAATCCTCCGTCGCGGCGACTTCGGCCCGACATTTCGTTTCGCGAATGCAACAAGCTACTTGCAAGGCATTGGCCTTCGCCATCTCTGGCTGATTGACAGCGATGGATCAATGACCCTCGCAAATTCGCCTTTTCACATCTCGGCGGATGCTATTACACGATCAATCTTCTGCGATATCAACATATCGGAGGGGTCTGGCGCCATCGATGTCGCGGGCGGCGACCAGATTATTGTCAAAAACCTCTACGCTTCATTTACGAAAGGCTCCCCAGGCGCCCGCATCGCAGTGCGGATCGGCCCATCGGGCAACACCAACCTCGGATCTGCGCCGATCCCGATTTCTGACGTTTGGCTTCAGCATGTCAACATCAAGGGAGGCGTGCCGACCTCTGCCAATGATGGATGGCATCTCAACATCGGCGTTCAAGTTCTGGCTTCCGATGGAATTTGGATATCGGACAGCCATGTGCAAGGATCGTCTACGGCAAATTGGGAATTCAACAGAGCCACTACCGCATCGCTGGGGAACATCTACGCAACCAACATCATGTCGGATCTCTGCAATTTGCATGGAATTCTGATTGATGGGGCATACCCGATACAGAGAGCGAGCATTGACGGCTGGATTTCCGGAGGGCAGGCCGCTGGTGATGCGACGACTGGCGGCCAAGGCATCTATATTACAGGTACTGGAGGCAGTTCCAACCTATCGCTTTCCATCGGGGTCGATGGGCACAAATCAGATGCCATAAAGGTCGATGCCTCAAACGTCGTCTCGACCACGATCAGGCTGAAACAGATCCGCGCCCTAGGCGGTTCTGGGTCGACGGCCATCAACCTTCAGACCGGCGCCCGCTACAGCATCTCCGGCGGAATTATTGACGGTGACACGACTATTGGCACGGGGTTAAAAACCGCGTCCGTCGCAGATGTTTCGGTCTCTGGGCTCAGTATTACAAAAATGATTGGCAGCGGCTATGTGATAGGAGCTGGTACGAGCTACCTGTCGATGAGTGGCGGGCAATCATCCCGTAATGGAGCATACGGCGGAACCATAGAAAACGGGGCAAACTTCGTTTCAATTGTCGGCGTTCCGCACGTCAATAACACGACCGCTGCTCTTCAGAATAATATGGCGTCCGGGTCATTTAGTGTAATCGCAAACAATCTGGGCACGTAAGAGCCATAGCTTTAGCGCAAGGCTCAGCGCTTTTGCTGAAAGATGCTAATCCATGCCCATTACCGCCAGCAGCCCCGATGCGTTCTTCGACGGGGAGGATTTCGCTTGGGACTTCACCGTCACCAACGCGGACGGCTCCCCGCTGGACCTGACCGGATCCCGGCTGTTCGCCCGGTTTGAGGACAAGTCTCAGACCGTTGTCGGCATCTGCGATACCGCGCTCTCCAACCAGTCGCTGGTGATCACTAATGCGACGGCAGGCGCGGTGTCGTTCCTGATCCCGAAGGCGGGGCGGGTTTGGTCGCCGCCGTTCCTCGGGCTGCTTCGGCTCGGGATCACGGCCGACGTGTATGGCGATCTCTATCGGTATGCCGATGGCATGACGCGCCCGCAAGGCATCTGTAGGATCGGCTTCACGGTTCTGCCGGGGACCGGTTCGTCGTGAGCGGCGGCATCAACCTCCCGCGCTACACCGTCAGCGTCTCCCAGCGCCCCAGTGTGGCCGTAGCTGCGCAGGGACGGCCCGTGGTGGCATCCGTGACGGTTCGAGGGCAACAGGGCATCCAAGGGCCTCCCGGCGATCTGTCGGCCTCTAATATCCGTCGCATCACGGCTTCTGGCCCTGCGGCGATCCTGCCGACAGACCGCCTCGTCACGCTGGCCGGGCCATCCAGTGCAGTGCTGCCGGCGGCACCCTCCGGCGTCTTTCAGATCGCCATCAAGGACGATGGCTCGGTTGTCGCCAACGGGTCGGTGCTCATCACCACCCAGGATGGCGCTCCCATCGACGGGCAAGCGAGCCTGATCTTCGTCAACCCCGGGCAAGCCGCGACGCTGACGTTCGTGGCGGGAACGGGCTGGATCATCACCTGAGGAGGCTTTGATGCGGTTCCTGCGTTCCTGCCGTCGCGTGGTTGCGATGGCGGCTGTTTCCAGCGTGTTGGCGGCGATCTTCACGCCGAGCCTGCCGTCCTATGCGGCCTATAATTTCCCGGGTAAGCGTCTTTCGGGGTTGATCTGGGGTTAGAACGTCCCCGCCAGAAAATCGGCTTCCAAGGTTGATAGAGGTACGCCGAGCCCAACCTTTCGATACCTCGGGGCACCAGTCCCGAGGCCGTCTTGATCGGGGTACAGAAGTTCTTGCGAGAAGGCCCCGTGCTTCAGCAGCGCCTTCGCCCGCAACGTCTTCCAGGTGCTTCAGGCGAAGCAGATCGCTCAAGGCCGCTCCCCCTCGGCAGCCCTAATCCACGCTGCTCGCTGCTCCTCGGCCATGATCTCCCACGCGAGGATGGCGGCGATGACGTGCTTCGGGATGCCGCTTTCCCAATGACCGCGTAGCTGCCGAGAGATCGTGATCTCGGCGTGACCGAGCAGCCGAGACAGCGTGCGCTGCGTCAGCCCGGCCGCCTTCGCCCTCATCTGCCACGGATGGCTCTCCATGACCTCGGCCGGTAGCCGATAGGTATACGTCACGTCTATCCCCGCTTGACACGATTATACGTCGCGTATAAATATATGTCACGCACAAACGAGGCAAGCCCATGACCGCGAAATGGACCCGAGATCGCCCCGGCCCTTACACCCGTTATGTCAATGGCAAGAGTGGACTGATCATTCGCATGGCCCACTCGCCCCGCGAGCGGCGCTGGTGGGTCAAGTGGGAGAGCATGTTCGGTAAGCACGAGCGTGAGGTGGCGACGCTGGCCGAGGCCAAGCGCGTCGTGAGCCGGGGGTACTGAGCGATGACCCCGGATGAGCGGCGCGCCCATCAGATCCTGCACGAGATCAGCCGCGTGAAGCTTCAGTTGGCCGAGCTTGAGGATGAACTGTGGGTGATCCGTGAGCGGTCTCGCGGAGAGCCGGTATCAACCCCGGCGGTTGCGGCCGTCACGACGCCTGAAACGACGGCCGAGCGCTGCCAAGCCGAGGTTCTGAGGCGAGACACCTACCGGGTGTCTCGTGGCACGCGATCTGGCTTCCGCATGCACTACGAGCGCTGCCAATGCTCCCGTCAGGCGGTCGAGGATGGCCTTTGCCGCCAACACGCCGAGGTCGCCAAGGCGCGCTGGCTGCCCCGCTGGGCGTAGCCATCAACCCGAAACGACGAAGCGGCAGTCGAGCCCCTCATTCATCCATCAGGTCCAAATGAAGAATGACCAATTTGCGGAAGACCATAATGTGGATTGTAAGCGTCCGTGGCCTCAGAGGAGCGAACGATTACTATGGGCCGTTCCCGTCCGAGGCTGATGCCGAACGGTGGGCTGGTCGTAACTTGTCGGCCATGTGGATCGTAGCGCCGCTTTCTCTGGCTGCCCATCAACCTCCAAAGCCACAATCGACCTGATGGCCAGCTATGGGCTCAGCAACCTCGAATGTCGGATACCCAATTTCCCCAACGTGTTCGGGCCGATTTCGGGCGACTGCACGACGCCGAGCAACACGTCTGCAGTCATCACCTGCTGAACCCCGCCAACAATCGCTGGTCCAACCTGCGGCTTGCTAGCCGGTCGCAGAATAACGGCAACCTGCCGCTCCGTCAGGATGGTAGCAGCGGGCTAAAGGGCGCTCACTGGGACCGACGCTCTAAACGGGGTTAAGGGAAAGGACGGTTGAAGTCGCACCGGCCAGCCACGTATGAGCCGGTCGGCTTGAGGTTCCGCAGCGCCTCCATCGCGGCCTCCATCTGGGGAGCGATGTCCGGCGGATAAGGCAGGTCCAAGCCGCGTAGGCTGATGCTGAACGAGCCGGGCCGATGGCTCCAGGCATGGGTGGTGCGCAACACCATCGGCTCGTGATGACCGCGCTGGAGATCCCGAAGTGCCCGGTCATCCGGGGTGATCACTCTGCGCTTCCGGCTCGGCGGGCTGAGGTGTGTCTTCGGGCGGAAGGTCAGGTCGGCCAGCGGCTCGCGTAGCAGGAACTTGGCCCGCATCACGTCGAAGGAGTAGCCGCGCCCGTCGCGGTCTTGGTCGGCGATGAAACGGTTTACGCTCTCGATGTAGCCGGTCGTATAGGGCTCTTCGAAGTAGGCGATCAGCATCGGCATCCAGCGCCGCGGGATCGCGCAATGGCGTTCGAAGCTGTCCGATACGGAGCCGGGCAACCTGCTGAGCCAGTGCTTGTAGTACGCCTCGGCCTCAGCCGTGGACTGGCACAGGTACAATTCGAAGTACCGCTCCTTGGTCCAGTAAGCCTCGGCCAGGACAGGGAACAGCTTGAACCATTGCACCAAGGAGGCACGCTCTTCCACGGTCGCGTCATGCCACCGGAGGTGGAACAGCTTCTTGGAGTTCCGGAGCGCTACGCCCATCCGTCGATTGGATAAGCTCTTGGAGATCCTGATCCGGACCTCGTCTATCGCGAAGTTGGCATGGCGCACGACGTGCCAGACATCGGTCACGTGCAGGCGACCCTTCAGCCGCCGCTTGATCATCCCGCGATAGGGGTCGTATCGATCGGTGACCAACACCTCAAGCTGGCGGCAGTCCGATAGCTCATAGAGGTGTCGTTCCAGGGCCTCATCCCGATCCGGTAGCATGTCGTAGACGGCCTTGTTTTCGACATCGCCGAGGACGGCTCGCATCTCCTTCTTGACCTGGATCTCATCGATACCAAGCACTCGCGGAACGACACCCTTGCGGGCGGCGACGATCTCATCGGACCTGAGACTGAACGCTTTGGCGGCTGTCTTCCTGTCTACCCCCACCTTGCGGGCGATCTCGGCGAACGGCGTCCGGACGCACTCGCTGGCCATGTAGTCGATGCAGCGATGGGTCATCCAAGTCCCCTCCTGAACGAAGGTGACGTGCTCGTAGACCGCATCGCTACCGACGATCACACCGTCAGCATCCGCGCAGTCTGCGCATCCGAACCGCTGCTCATGAAAGCGCAAGATCGTCGGCTGTTTGCAATAATGTGGGACATCGTTGATGTCCCTCGTCTTGGTCCCGTTCTTCCATAGCTTGCAGCCCAAATTGCAAGCCTCTGCGACCGGCTCAATCGACCGGACGTGGACGATCTTGAACCCGCCCTCTTCTTCTTCTTTCGTGACGATCAGGTTCGGGATTTCCAGACTACGGTTCAACCTGCTCCCCCTCGGCAGCCCCTTTGCGAGGCTTCCGCTTCTCTGCCTTGGACAGAGCATCCTCGACGGCTTCGCGGATGAACGCGGCCATGCGCTGCTTGCCGACAAGCGCGATGATCCGGTCCTTCACGCCCGCCGTCAGGCGGACCTTCGTCTCTTCGACATTGAGTGAGGGGCGCCCCAT